GGAGTGCAATACAGACAAAATGGTGGAGCGATTGGGGGAATGGGACAAAATATGATGGATGCGATTGCAAAATCTCTTTCTATCTTTGATAATTTAGCAGGGATGTTAAACAACATCGCTGTTATGTTCTCGAACCTACAAATATCACATACAATACAAGTTGACGGAACCTTAAATATTCCCGGATTCTCACAACAAGCAATTAATAATATTGTTAATACAATTGGCGAACAAGTTGTTTCGCAGACCGAAGACAAAATTAATGTTGCATTAGATGAGTTCAACAGAAAACTAGACCAGCGAGCAGACTAAGGAAGAGAGATGGCAAAGAAAAAATCATCGGCATTATCATTTTCGATTGAGAGTGGAGACCAATCCACTTTTGATCTTTTTATGAAGTCGCCCGAAAATATAAGAGACTTTACCAACTGGCAAGATAGAACATCTTCTTTAGAAGTTGATAGAGCTCGCGCCTTTGAAAAGACACCTTTTGATGTTAACTCTGATTCTTTTTCTACCTATGATAATATAGAAATAGCAAATGATGTTGCAATTGCATCAGTCCCAGATATTGATATTTGTCAGGTCGGTTACAATATTAATATTAGTGCTTTCTTTAGGGTCAAAGTTACTATCAGCGTAGTCGATGGTTACAATGATCTTCCCGGAGGTAATATCCAATACGGAATGCCGTTTTTTTATATAGGTACTAGAGCAAGAACCTCAGAGTTCCATTTCGCACGATGCCAAGAAAATCAAGGGAATCCCTTAGTGCCGATATCGGAAAAAAGAGAGCTGCAGTTTTTTGTAGCTTCAAATGATTATCTGGATGGAAGTAGCAATTCTGGGTTTGCAATTACTAATGCTATAGATCTACAGCCTCTAGAAAGAAGGCTTAGTGTTATTCAAGATGCTTTTGCAAAAGCTTCTTTAGAAGAAGGTGATTTACCACCTTATTATAGGGGACAAACTTACCGTTGTAATGGTGTAGATTCTGGGATTCCACTCCCCGCTGATAACCCCGGAATTCATGTACTCGCCGAAGATCAGGGATCTTCTTTTCTTGCTTTTAATATGTCTGGCGCACGAGAATTTGGGGAAGATGAACTTGGTGACGGTATTGTTACTGCTACAAGCGAATTTACAAAAAGTAGTAGTCTAGGCAACACCGTTGCATATAAAGTTGAGCTTATGCGATATGATTGCAAGGGCTTCTGTTACGATAAGATAAGACATGAAGGTGCGGGTAGAGTAGACTATTTTACTCGTAGATCAGGATACCTGACTTCCGCTGACACCGCAAACAACACAGTCACTCTTGATACTACAGAACTGCAAGATGGAGACCTGATAAAAATAACTTCCGTTTTGGAGCCAACACCTGTATCATCAATAAATTCTTTGAATGGCCTACATTACGTTAGAAAATCTGGTAGCTCTTATGAGCTTTACTCTCAAGCAAATCTAACAGAAAGGCTAACAGTCACAGACTTTAGGGGTATAACTTCTTCTACTTGGACTTTGCTTAAATCTGTAGATAATGATTCGCCGACTTCAAACTGGGCATATTCTAAAAGCGATTGTGGTATTAATCGTTGTGGCACAAAAGTTACACAGGATCAGGTTTTACATACAGAGACTACATACGACCAGATAACTTCCACTCCCGGTACCAATCCAAATGAATTAATTATTAGAGATAAAAACTTTAATCTTGGTAAATCTATAGCGATTAGTAACACTGGCGCTATGGCTATTTCTCAGCCAGCTAGCCATTTGACTGTTACATATGACGAAACTGGTGTCGGTCGAAATCGCATTCTATTTTCAACAGACTACGTTGTTCCTGCTTCACTAGGTTCACGTCCAGAATTTGGAAGAAATAATACGCATAGTCTTTCCGTGCTTCCAGCACTTTACCTTGATGTGTGCGAAGAAGAGGTTGATGAAGCAACTGCTCCAGACGATCCTACCGGCTCAACTTACGGAGGTGAAGGTGATATATTTGACACCCCTATGAGTGAGCCTGTTGTTTCCACTGATGGTGATAATGTAGACTTCTATAATTATGGCGATACTGATGACGATTTTTCAGGTAGTCCTGATTCTTCGGTTCCCGCCGGTAATTTCTCTGGAGATTCATCTTTGGATAAAGTTTATTCAATCCAGACACCTTATTTATTTGACACTGGCGAAAAGATAAACTATGGATGTGTTTTTATTAGAGATACACTAGACTCAGCGAGTAGAGTAATTACTGCCGCTACCGACAATCCATTTATTAGTTCGTCGCCATCTGTTGTTCCCACTTATGTTGATTTATATTGGCACAAAGTATATGCACAGAATAAGGGTATCTTTTCTGATTACAACTTAGTCACAAATACTATACCTCATACGTTTGGTTCACTTTCTTTGAGAGATAATGGCGAGGGTGAGTATGAAGTTTTTGATATTAGAATTCTGCCTGATATCAGTACAAAATGGAAGTTTCACGGACATCCCTTAAGTAGGTCAAAAGTGAGAGCCACTTATCTTGCCGATTTTAATAACACAGAAAAATATACTGACGGATTTGGTATTGCAATTGCATTTGGTGAAGATGGTGAACTTTACGCTGCAGACCAGACAGACCATTACGGCACAGCCTTTTCATTGTTTAGTGATACATTACTATTCGATTATGATCATCAGCAGCCTAGATCTTTCGATCCTGAATATCCATATTATTCTGAGGGCGCAGATTTTGGTTTAGCTCAGGGAGAATTAGTAACTACCAAGAAGCAAGAAAATTTAGCTTTACAAGATTTTGCAGATAACCACACAAAAACACGTAGGCAGATGCATGAATTTTCGGGTCAGCTATTTTCTGTTCACATCAAACTTAAAAACTCAACTCAGGTTATTCCGTATAATACTGCAGACAGTGTTTCAATTGCTTCTGATTCTGATAAGGTTTTTATATCTGATGGGGCGGATATAAAGGTTCTTACTAAAGAGTCCGAAATTTCTTTTGGGACAAAGACCGCAAATGTCATTAACGTTGCGAGATTTACGTCATTTTTTGATAATGGAAGATATCAAAGCGTTAGAGATGCGCTTGAAAATCCTAGAATATTTCCTGCTCCAGCAAGTATGTTCGATGGCCACACCTTGTTAAGTCAAGACAATTCTTTTGCACCTAGTTACGATACTTACAATTCTGCGACTAGCCCTTTATATAAAGTCAGTCCGTTTTTTGGTGGTCTCATTCAAGGATCTTTTGAAACAAACTTACTAGCTTCCAATGCGGGCGGTGAATTGCGTTGGATATTTGATTATTTTTACAAAGAAGGAGATCCTTACGATCCCTTCAACTATCAAAATGACGCAACGGTTGCAGCAATACAAAACGTACCTACCTCTGATACATCTCAGGGTAGCACAAAAATTACCTATTACACATTCTCTGAAAGTTATATTCCTGACGCAGAACCTAAATTCAGGGTTAAGGATAATATACTCGGTTTTATAAAAACAACAAGTATTGACGAATTTGGTTTGTATGGAGGTATTGCTAAAAGATTAGTTCTTTATGATACTTCAAAGTCTAGACCAGAATTTTTGCAAAGAATTACAGCTGCCGTGCCGGGTTATGGTAGCGTTCAGGATGCAAGATATGATTTAAACGAAGTCATCAACGGAGACAATTCAGCTCCTTTAGACTTTTCTGGGTTTGATATTGCGGGAGGCAAAATATTCACCTCAATTGTTGATAATGAAAATGACATTTCTACTAGTGGATTAACTGTTACAAGACTTCCAGAAGGAAGGGCTTATGCAATATTCACGGATACTGGAATGTCGCCACTTCCTAGATCCGTGCCTTTGGGAGAATCGACTGAATCAGTGCTGCCATTCTTCTCTTTTGCGGAGGATTTTTCCGACAGTTCACCTTATAATTTAAATGATATTTATCAATATAACCGCAATGAGGGTTCTTTTATTAGTGGTAGTTCTTTTGACATAAACAACTCTCATAGGGCTCCTGTTGTGGTCTTTAGTGTTAAAGAATTTACCAAGAATGGTCAGGCCATTGCTATTCCAATAGCTGTAAATTTCCAAGTCGATGTCGATTCAAATACTACTTTTCCTGATGGCAATGTTGTCTTACCAGCAATACGTCTCTACGCTGACGATCCTAGACTTACTATAGAACAGGCGGGAGAGGTTTCTGGATCAGATTTAGTTTTTGGTCAAGATAGTAGCGACTTTACGCCGCTTTATTTTGGGGGTGTTCAAAATGCAAAGAGGTTTATTATCACACCTACATATAGATTTACAGGTGGAAGATATATAGGTACTGCTTCAATCGACCAATCTCAAAGGTCAGATGGGCTACAAGCCGGAGGTATTCTTAGTCACTACAGGCCGCTATCCGCTGCCGACAATAGGACTCTTAGATATAATGACGGAAATGGAAATGCTCTTACTGAAGAATTAGATGCCTATGGAAACAGGATTCCTGCAAGCTATGTTTTGGAATTTGATGACGTAAATAAAGATAGCTATAATGCCTCGTTTAAAAAGGGTCAAAAATCTTTGATGGTTTCTTTATTGTCTTGGAGTGATGAGTACAGAGCTGAACGCCCTAGACAAGGCGGTTTTTATGATGAAGATGTTGAAGCCTATAGGAAAGCGTATACAAAGATGAATTACAATGAGGAAAACCCTCATTCGTACATAAATAATGCAAGAGTTTCAGTTGATGTGACTTATAGAGAATACGATTTAGCTAGAGTCAGAAGGTTTGCTTGTAATGGTAATTGGCATCTACTAGAAAATCCTAATCCAGATCTTTTGTTCAATGGTCCTGAAATTTCTACCTTAGATTTGGTAAGGGCTGGTGTCGGCAAATCACAGCCTTACCTCAATGAATCTGTTGAGGTTTTGTTAGGAACAGAAAGTGATAGTATACAAGTTGTCTCGCCTCAGTTAGCTTTTGACACTCCTAAACCAGACTTTTTGTCTCTGATGATCAGCAATGTAGCTACCGAAAATAATGATGCTGATTTGTTTACTAGAGGGCATATTGTATCTACTGGTAATGTTGATTTACATATTTCTGGTGTTCGTCTTGCTTACAATTTTGCAACCCTACACTTAGGCGAAGTCAAAGTTGATAATGATTTCGATATTAGTATTCCTGAAGTTATAGGATTTGAGTGTGATGGCATTTCTCTTGCTCTTTTACCGCCTACAGGTACTCATGAGCAGGCAACAAGTTCTTTGGTATTTCCGGGTGCGACTGGGGTGAACGAAGGACTCTCGTTATCAGTTAACCCAACGTACACTAGTGGTGCCTTTGATTTCTATGTTCAGGGTGGTCTTGGTAGTGGAAATATGGACGTTGCAATTTCTGGAGTTCATGGTGTAAGTAATTCCATGCCTTGTGTTGAGGGGAATCTCTTTATTGGGGCAATGACAGGTCCGTCTAGTGGTATCATGCCTCTGCATATAAATAGGTTTACAGAAAGCGGAGTAATGCCCTTGTTTATGGAACCCGGCAATTCTTCAGGTGTCATGCCGCTTTCTATCAACACGCAGCCAATTCATAGTAGCGGTACTCTTTTCTCTAGGGGCCATCAAAGTGATGACTCTGAAACAACTCTGTTTATTGGTAGACAGTTTGATGAAAAGCGTATGGACTTATCCGTTAGTGGCCCTGTTGAATTTAATGGAGATATGACGCTACACGCTTCAGGCGCTGTAATTCCAACCGCCAATTCGCTAACTAATAATTATTCTCATTCTTGCGAACTGTTGAAAACTGAGAACAAATTTGATTTGAGTCCTAGCTCAGAAAAACTGATCCCTCTGACGAAGGCAAACTCAATATCTAGAAATACACACTTACCCGGAAGCTCCTTCAAGTATGGGTATTATTCACCTCTTAGCCCCGGAAATAGACTAAATAATTTTACTCAATCTTCAGCAAATATTTTTTATGACCAAGAGTTATCTAGAGAGGCTGTTGCGTCAAACAGAAGTATATTAGCTGTTGGTTCAAATGTTTCTGCTTTGTCAAGCGACGTGCAGTCGTTGCAAATTTTTGAATACATTGATGGAGACAGCTTAGATCTTAAATTTACTTATGACAATTTTTATGAAGATATGATTAACCTTCAGGTCATAGGCGACAATGACTCTGGAATGCTTATAAGATATAAATCTGTAGATGTCTCTGAATATAATACAATTGCAGTTTCTATTAGATTTAGAACAGCTAATGGATTAAGAGATGCTGTGTGCATACTTCAACCAGCAACATTAACCGCTACCCGATATGGCAAGCCAACATATGACCTGTGTGCAATAGAACCATCTTTTACAATCCCGTCTACAACTGAAAACATAGATGGTTGGATAATGACGTATGCAAAAGTTGGAGATTTTATAAACGAAGATGAAGCTGCACTAAAATCTAATAACTATCTAGGCAACACTGTACAGTGGAAAGATCTAGATCTTTACTATGATAAACAAAGTAAAAACTACGGCTCAGTTTATTATTTACAGTATTCAGATAATTATGCAACAGAAAATTTGGCGTTTTCATTTAATTCGACCTCCGATGGACAGGGATACTATTCAAACAGATACAATATACCTGAAGGAACAAAAGTTGGCTTTGGTTCTAAATTCAAGATTGACGGCGATTATGCTGTGGTATCAGCCCCTCTGTTTGATTCTTTCATTGCTAATAATAATCTTTCAGTTATGCATGCCCCTTCACCTGAAGGGTCCGCCTATGTCTACAGGTTTGATTCCGAGTGGATTTATGTTGACGCGATTTATTCTGGAGGATATACATCTTCTGATATTTCTGGAGTATCCGACTGCGCTTACAATTATGCTTTATTTGGATATGATGTTGATCTTAACAAAGACAGCAAGTACATAGCCGTATCTGAGCCGGGAACTAATACCATATACAAATACATTATACATGACAATGATACTGTTTCGTCTATTGATAGTTACACAGATGACACCTCCGCCAGATTTGGAAGCTCTTTGAATTTATGTTCAAATAGTATTCTAACTAATGACATTCAGTTTATTAAAGACCCAGTACACGATTACAGTTTTGCATTTACACCGCAAGAAAATGTGCAAGAAGTAGAGCAGTACAATCCTTCCTCTTCATCCACTATCTCGGTTTCTAGTCAATTCACATTTGTGAAAATGATTAAACCTTTTGGTGTGCCGAAACTTTTGGCAGGAAGAACATTCAGAGTTCGCTTTGCTGCTCAACCAGAACTTATCATAGAAAAAATTTCTATATTAGACATTAGACAAAATTCCGGTAATCTATTTATAAGTGGGCCGATACTTTCTAATAGTGAGCAAGACCTACTATATTATAGACCATTTGAGAGTGGCACTAATGATATGTCACTTCAGTTCGCTTCAATTGGTGTGAATTCTGGAATACCACTTCATGTCCACGTTCCAGATCCGGCTAGTGGAGATATGTCCTTACATTTGCGTCAAGCAGAGAAATTTGAAACTACACTATTTATAGGTGCTGAATTTACAGACACTACTTTTGCTTCAGATCTGAGTATTAGTGGGCCAATAGCTAGTACATTAGAAAAAGACTTGTTCGCTGGTGGAGTAGAAGTAGAAGCTAATGATAGAGATCTTTATATACTCGGAGGTTTAGCTGCGCAGCGCGGACAAGATATGTTTATCAAGCAGGACGATTTGATTAGTGCGTCTGGCGCTAATGAATTATTCCTAGAAGGCATTTATGGAGGAACAGGCAATATAGTCAAGACCTCTACATTGTATCTTGGAGCAGGCAACTTTGGCCCTGCCAGTGGAATTTCTACACTAGCACTAAAGACAGACGAATTTGGAAGAGCTAGTGGTATCACTACGTTAGCAATTGCCCAAGACCCTGCAAGCGGAGTATTTGACGGAACGTTTGCTGCTTCTGTTGGTGGCTCTGGAGTATCTGATACAACTGGCTTCTTCAGAGAAAATGGAACTGCGAATTTAATAATTGCTGCTACAGCACCTGCATCTGGCATTAATACGCTTTATCTGCACCGAAAAGGTATTGGCGGCGGTGAAGAATTGGATGCAAACAGCAACCTAATTGTGTATAATCTTACAGAAGCTTCAAATGTTAATTTAGCTGTTTCAGGAGCCAATATTGCTACGGCGGATATGAATATAGCAATATCAGGAGTTGTAGGATTGGGCACAGGAATTATGCCTGCATTTGTTAGAGGTTATCAAGACTAAGGAGTTTATAAATGGCAGTAACATTTAATCCCATTGGGGGATCGCAGATTACCATAGGAGGAACTAGCTCGACTGGCCCGTTTCCTAAGTATTCTATAAATACTGAGAGAGTCGAGACCGGCGACGGAACTTTAATTGACTTAATATATAATATTAGTGTCACTGGCCAAATCATTGCAGAGGGCGACATAACAACTCCCGGCGCTCGCCAAGATAATCTGATGAGCAAGATGATTTCCAGATTAGCCCTTATGGAAAATGAAGTTCCTGTTGGTAGGCTTGAAATAGTATCTTATGGTGGTCTTTCTAACGACTTAACATTTAGCGATGCTGTTCTTACTGGAGTTGAATACGGTGATCAGGATGATTCTGGTTCCGTACAGTTCCAAGACTACACATTCACTTTTGTTGCCCATAAAAGAGATGGCCAAAAAATAGGTAATACCTATTCTCTCGCTAGCGCCGAAGAAACTTGGGAGATAGCAGAAAACACTGAGAGAACTTTTAACGGTAATACCCTCACCGGAATTCCTCTAAAAACTTTTACAATTACACATACGGTAAATGCTACTGGGTATCATAGAACAAATGATTCCTCATACCTAGAATCTGCGTGGTCAGAAGCTAAAGACTGGGTTTTAAGTAGGCTTGTTGACAGCCCTGATGCTACTATTGGTCTTGATATGGCAGACAAGGCTAGGTTTACGGATTTTATTCCTGTCTACATGGGGACTACTTCTGCGGATTTCATTAATCTTGGCTCAGAGGAATATTATAATCACAATCGTGTGGCTAATTCTGACTTGGCTGGCGGGTCTTATTCCGTAACTGAAACTTGGTTTGTCTCCAAAGAATCAGTCACACACGACGTGGAGATTAACTACGACCTAAGTGAAGAGCAGGTCGCCTCTGTTGTAGTTAATGGCACAATAGCAGGATTGAGCACTTCTAGTTTTGAAAGCAAAGAAGAAAACAAAGTAACTCAAGCAGAAGCTGTTTTGGATTCAGTTTTAGGTCAAGCCTACACTCTTGCTAGTGCTTTTTACGATACAGTTAAAGAGTCGGGAGCTAATGGTTTAACTAATAATGTGTTATCAAAAAGTGTTGCAAAAAGCCCTGTAGCTGGTACTATTACTTATACGGTTAACTTTAGTGATAAAGAAAAAGATAATGACGACACTATTACTGAGACTTTGACAGTTACAGATGACAATGAAAATAGAACAGTTAAAACTATAGCAGTTATAGCTGTTATTGGAAAGGCTGACGGTCCAATTTTTCAGGACATGTCAACAACTCCAGAGAGAAGGAGAAGCGTAGCCATAGATTGGACCATGAAAAAAGATAAAAGGGATGCCAAGCCTACGTCAGAAGCTGTCGCTGCTGCATATGCATACCAGCCAACTGGAGCATTTGAAGTAGCTCGATCAGAATCTTGGACTCCATCAACTGGTGCTTATACATTAAATATAGATTGGACTTATTAATATGGTACAGTTAACAGAGCCTCTAGAAATGTTCAACGCTTATGTCGTTGACTTTAGCTGTAGTGTGGGTTATGGCGCAGAGTCTAGCACTATGCAGATGACTCTTGCTGAAGACCCAGACCATGTAGACTCTAACGGCAATTCCGCACCGAAGATTATACAGCACAAAAAGCCTCGACTTGATGAAGATGGAAAACTTATCCCTGACAATAATGGCAGTGTTGAATATGATATTGTAAGCGGATTTCCAGAGGTTGGAACTTGCTGTCAGTTCAAGTTTGAAGGTTTTGAGTTTGTCGGAATTTTTCAAAGGTATAATTATAATCAAAGTCTTAGTGGAAATACTTATGACATTACATTTGAATCCCCATCAAAAGCTCTTGACGGCACTCAAGTTATTCTTGACAAGTTTGAAGGTACTGTATTTACTGAAGGCAACAGATATTTTCCATCAGAAGGAGAAAACTTTACCAGCCAAATAAACAATATTTATAATCCATTTGGTATAAAAGAAAATTATGCTTTTGGAGGTTTGTTTGGTGGGTCTGGAAGAAACGAGTTCGGTTTTGATGCTAGAGAGCTTTTAGAAATTATAGAGGGTATTTCTAGATCTGAATATACTTACGATAATCCCAGTGGCGCCTCTGTAGATGCATCTACTAACTCCGACGATGAAGAAATCATAGGAGGTCCAATTCACTTCGGCGAATCAAAGTTTGTTATTGATTTTGCTGAGCTTAAAACCTTAGTTCCTGACTTTCTTAGGATCAAGGGTGATTTCCAAAGCATCAATGCTATACTGCAAGAATGTACAGAAATAATAGTTCATGATTATGTTTCTTACATCAAGCCAACTGAGACACAAGTGCTTGTTGGTTATGGCGGAGGAATTAATCCTCAGCCTATATATCGAACAGAAGTACAAAATGGAGTCACTCTCCCAACACTAGATGATGACGAAAATGTTACAGGACCAGTAATATCATTTAAGTATCTTAATAAAAGCGCACAACCAAATCCCGGAGTTGTAGAAAGTTTAGTAAATGCCAAGAAGGGCACGACACTTATATCTGCTACTAATGGTAAAGAGCTTGCAGATGTTGTTACGCAAAAACTAATTATCGGAGACAAGGCTACTAGAGTCTGGCATGCCGGTTTAGAATATATGATACCTGTTTACGGTAAAGACTTAGCTGGAGAATGGTTAGTTGGTGCTGGATTTGGAGATACAGATATAGCTCCAGTATTAATGCCTAACGGCGCCACATATAATGCATATATAGCAGAGTTAAGAGCTGCCCTTTCTGGATTTGATGTTTGGTGTTGGTATCATACCGTTGGCGCTGCATACGGCTACACAAACGTGACTAACCCAACTTATAGTTCTTTCGCTAGAATTAGCCAGTCTAAGTTTAATAAAGTAATTCAAAATACAATGACACCATACGCTATAATGTCTTCTTTTAATGGAGACCACATGAGGGCAATGGCTCAAAACGAGGCTCAGATGGGGCTAAACGGCAGTGTAGATGGTGATAATACAGAAGTCTTTCAGGCAGTATTAAATACGGCAACGAATTATTATGGTAAAACTTATTTTATTCTTTTGCCTGTTGAGCCCGGAGGAATTGACAATAACATTAGATTTGTAAAAGAGAAGTCTGAATCTGCTTGGCAAATATCTGAGTCTGGATGGGACCCTGATTTTACTATCAAGGATATTGATGGTTATGATGACACGGGAAAGATGAAAGCAGCTGCTGGCTATTTTCCTAGTTTTTCGACCTCCACCAAGGAATTCAGTAGAGACTTTAGTGAAATAGAAAGACCGTTACCTTATGTGATTCCCAACCTTGCAACAGTTTTGGTGGGAGCAACTAATATTACGGTCGATAAAAAAATATACTGGAGACAGAATCCGTATTTTCAGCAGAACAACAATCCGTATGATGATGTTTCGGCAATGGTTCACGTTACTGTTCCTGCAGTTTATGAACATGTTAATGGAGGTTTGATGCAATCAGTTGGCTTCGACAAGCAGCTAGTATCTGGTCCGAGAGCTGCAATGGATGGGATATTTGCGTTTGCAGCAGGTCTTGGTCCGGGATCGGCTTTAGGTTCAGCTACAGGTTTTAGTGGCTATGGCACCGAACCGTCAAATTTTCTTTCAATGGAAAACGCCGCACTAGCTTTGAAATATATGCCGAAAGCAGTAAGACCTTATGAGATATCTATTCCACAAAGCAGTACAAGATATACTTGGGGACCTTGGTATAGATATAGTGCAAAAAGAGGTAAGGCAGAAATAGAACAAAACTCTCAACTCAATCCAGAAACATTCGGCAGTGTAAATGTTTTGGATCAAGCTGCTTTTGCTTTGGCTGGTAGTGCGGTTGCAGATATGTATCAATCTGAATCTGGCTCTATAGAAGTTGCAGAATTTCCAGAATATAACATTGCTGAAAGATTCACTGGTAGTGGACCATACGTAACTAAACTTTCTTGTAAAGTCGGAACTGGCGGAATAACTACAAGTTATGAGTTTTCTACTTGGACTAGAAATTTTGGTAAAATAGCAAAGTACAATGTTGATAGAATTGCGGCGATTAACAAGAATAAAATTAGGGCGCTCAGACAAGGCTCGAATGGCATACCAATGATGCCATTCCAAGGTTCAAGCACTATAGGTGCTGGAGCGCAAAATGCCCATGCATTGAACCCTCAAGTCAATAATTTCTTCACCGGAATTCCAGTCCCAATGAATGTTGCTGGTGGTGCCGCTAATAATCCAGACGGACCACAAGTTTGGCTAATGTCTGGCAAAAATGGCGAAAGTGTAGCCGAAGATCTTGTCCGTAAGATTCAGTTTGGTAATAATATTCTACACGCTTATGACGTAACCTTTGGTTGTACTCAAGAACAAATATTGAGCCCTATTGGTGTTCCGTCTACTAGACAGAGAGTCGAGACTGGGCAGCATTATGGCGGCATAAAGGATTTTCTCCCATACATAAAAGACCCCAAAGATGCTGAAGATAGCACTGGGGATAAATTTAGCTTTAACCTAGTTAATCCTTCTGCAGCAGATTTAGATCCGTATTTTGGACCAAAATCCTACGACGGTTGGGGTAAAGTAGATTATGGAGTTACCGTTGTGGATGATTTTGCAACCGTGTCTCAAGGTCGCAATTTTATGGCATTTGAAGACAGAAATAACACCTCGGAAAAATCTAACGAATATAGAACGTATGGACTAAGAGGGCCGATATTATTGTCTGGCTGGGGATATGATGTTGATGGACTTCCCGTGCCGAGAGGAGAGAGAGATTTACCTGACCAATTCAATGGCAGTTTTTCACAAAATAGATCTGGCTGGAAAACAGGGCCTGTAGACTTGAGGTGGGATGAAGAAAGACAAGTTTGGGCTGGTGGCTATCAGATAGTAGAAGGTTTCTTAACAACTCCAGTAAAACCTGCAATCGGACAGAACCCCGATGGAGAGTCAACAGTACAAATATATAAAAGAATTGACGGAACTCTTAAAGCTACTGGGGAAGAAATTAAAGTTAAGAATTTGGATAAACATCTTGAGATAACACAGAATCTACCTTTATATGTTAGTTGCATTAGAATTAATCGAGATTGGAGATTCTTATATATCGGCTGTGATGTTCCTGCAGTACAGTAATAAGGAGTTATCGTTTAATGAATAGCCGCGCGTGTTGCTGTAGAGAGGGAGAGTCTTGTGCTGATTGCAAGCTGCAATGCCTATTCTACTGTGATGGAAATCCCGCAGGCCCAATGCCTCTAGATCAAGCTTGGGATTCAGGAGTCTATTTACCAACTCCGGGAGGAAATAATCCTCCTACTGGGTATTCTGATTTTGATAGAACGAAGCATCCTTGCAATGATAGTAAGTTTGATTATGCTCTTCTTTTGTGCAATATAAATGCAGCTAAAGATGATGAATTTATTGTATGTCTAAACGGCTATGAATTAGGTCCGATTGCGGAGTTAGGCGTAGATGCTTGTGGTGGTAGATTCTTTGCTACTTCTCAAGAGATAGTAGATGTAATAAAACGTGGACAGGATGACCCAGAGTGTCCTCAGTTTGAAGGTATTACAATTTGTTGTGTGAGAAATACTGACGCTGTAACAATAGTAGATAAAAAGCCTTTTATGGCTGATTCTAGAATTGTCGATGTAGACCCAAATGGAAACCCCGTTGTTACTAAAAACTTTTTCGATCTTTTTATGCGAAATACCAAGAATAATAATAATGGGAATTTTGGAGAGTTTGTAATATGGAGGCTGTCTAAATATAGAAGTGGAGGTAAAACTCTGGAATCCCTTTGTGAATTAGGGAGAGGTAATTACGCTGGAGTTAGTGGTGAAGACCTTGGGCCATATGATTTTGGCGACCAACCTCTATGTTGCGATCCTAAGCTTTACCCTTCTTATTGTTGTACAATTGACGGGATTGTTCAGTGTGTCCCAGAAAAAGGAACTCCTGCAGCAGAACCTGCCGATGAATGTTCTGATTATTACTATCCTCCAGAGCCACCGCCGGAGCCACCGCCAGAGCCGCCTCCAACACCAGCAATTTGTGCCGGCTACTGTTATTACACATGGAGTCAATCAGACTATAAATGGATTTTAGATGAGGCTATAAGCTATTGTTGTAAAGATCCTGATAATCCTCTGACTGGAACTGGTTGTGATCCGTATGACCCTAATGACATTGGCAGGGAGTGTAATTGTTGCCCTCCTGTGAATCCGGGTTTATTTGACGGAGCTGTAATGTTTGGTGTTTGTGATGATATTAGTGTTGCATGTGCATTGCCACCAGAACCACCAGAGCCACCACCGGAGCCACCACCGGAGCCGCCGCCAGATCCACCATCAATCAACTGTTGGTTTGAATGGAGTGGCACTGTCTGGTATTTTCGTGACGACATTAGTTTTTGTGAACAAATTTGTTGCGAACCCACAGGCACAGGAAGTGAGGTAGGACAATTAGCGCTTGGTACTTGTCAAGAGTCTTGTCCAGAGCCGCCTTCAGAGCCACCGACACCTACGTGTGAAGGAGGTTGCGTATATAGGTGGGAACTTGATTCGAGTAATGCTAATGGTGGATATTGGGCGCTGGTTGATCTTGCTAGTGATTGCACTTGCACCTGTTGCCCTCCTGTGCATATTGGAAGTGATGGAGATATTTATATTGGCACATGTCAAGATGATATTTGTCCAGATCCTCCATCCCCTCCGCCACCTAAAGATCCGCCTTCGCCTTGTGGCTGGTGTGCATATATATGGGATGCATCTACATCTTCATGGGTTTTAGACACTAGTATTACTAACTGTCCTAGTCCGTGTGGGTGTTCAGAGCCACCATACGACGGAACGTTTGATGCTGAAATGGCAAATGGGGCTTGTACTGGACCTGCTCCTGACGATCCTGATGATGATCCACCTGAAGCCGCTTGCGATAACGCCTCGTGCGCATGGATATTCAATATGGACCCAGATGTCTGGAGCTGGGAGCTAATTTTTGGTTGTCCGGCGCATTGTCCGGGTTACTCTTGTAATCCACCTGCTCCGTTACCACTTGATGCCGATGTAACTGATCCGGGATTTTTTGCTAGCGCAGATACCCCTTGTTTTCCACCTTAATTTGAAAGATAGCAATAAATGAAATGCGTAAAAGAAACTTGCAATGGGAAATTGACTCTAATACAAGATACTGTTTGGCTTTGCGATGAGTGCAAAGGTATGTACAAAAAAGAGTCGATAGAGGAATTCAAAAAGTTTCAAGCGGAAAGAAAACCTTCGCTTGTGAAAAAGGCTGCAAACTTTACCAAAGCGGCAGTAAAACACGCTGCAAATGGTTTTAAAAATGTCCCTGAAACAGTGTATAATAGTCGGATGGAGATATGTAACAGCTGTGAAAAGCTAGATAATGGGAATTGTTCGGAGTGCGGATGTGTAGTGAAATTAAAGACTGCTTGGGCTTCTGAAAAATGCCCTATAGATAAATGGTCTGAATATAAAGCTACTAGAGGAAAATGCGGAGGATGCGGTAGAAAATAACTTAAAATTATGTTTATAACTAGCATTTTTGTGTATTATAATACATAGGTGCTTTTAGATACAATAAAGGAGACTTTAAAATGGCAGAAATCACTTTTGGTATAGATAACCAAGAAAACATCGTAGGCTCAGGGTTGGGCTTTTACGGGGCTTCGTTCGGCTCCTCAGTACAAATCGGTGCTTTCCAAGACAGAACATTTGTAACAAACTCAGCAGGTACGTCACAAGGTCCTGCGGCTAATAACATCAAGTTTGAAGTTCCAGCTACAGGTAATACTCAGACAATTGGTTCTGGTATTCCAATCACGAAGATCAACTCTGGTAATAGAACTTTCCACATTAACTTCGACCATAGTACAGACGTTAATGTTCAGAACTGCCAGTTAAGAATTTATGATAGAACTAATATTAACTTCCCAGCTTCTGGTGTTGTGACAAAGGTTTGCGAATTAGTAAACTTTGACAATAAAACTACCAGTACTTGGATAAGTGGCAATGGAGAAGATAATGTTGCTCTTGGTAGTAACTTCTACGGTTCTGGTGACATGTTCTGGTGGGGTTCACCTTGGCCAGATTCAGGCCCAGTAAGAGCTGGACAGGACTTCTACGATAACTCTTCTGGCGTTAGATTCCACAACTTTACTCAAACAGAAGCTACTGCTGGTAATGGTAATGGTGACTCAAGACTCGGAACTGTTACTGGTGATACCGAAACTGTTGGCGGTACTGGTGTTGTAGTTCCATTGTTTAACTCACCCGGAAGTGGTGGATACTTTGTAAACAGTAAGAATACTGACGTTTCTGCTGTTCAGCCTAAATGGTTGCAATATTATGATAATAGTAATAGACCTGATGATGCTCCTAACTTAGGAACAAAAACTACTACTAATACATTTGGTGGTACTGGTCTTGCTAAGCGTCATACTTGGTATGTCGGTATTTCAGCTTCACCGCTAAGTATCGGATCTAAGACACAATATGGACTGTATGTATCTCTAGAGTACCTATAAAGCTTTGAGCCTTTTGGTCCATTGAAAAGCCCTGCTAGCGCGGGGCTTTTATTTTTTGGTAAAGAGAAAATTGCAGAAGAACTTATGACCGCCATTCTTGACTTCTTTTAGCATCCAATCATAGTTTTTACGTTCACTGAACATCGTTGTTTCATGTACTCTTGATACATAATTGTGCACGAATTCTGGTGTTTCAAGCTCGGGCGATTCGTTTAGTATAGTTTGCAATCTTATTTGCCAGTAATTATGATCTGACGCAGTATACTCAAAACCCTTGCTTTCTAGAAAGTCTCTAATCTGCTCTATAGTGCATCCACCATTATAATAAGTCGCTTCGTGGGTCATGGTTGCTTCTAGCAGGATTCGTTCTACATCTGTGATTCTATCACCCAAACCTTCAAGAGCTATCAATTCGCTCTCCTGTAGATCCATAATTAAAGCATCCACACTTTCAATATTCCTTTCATTCATAAAGGTGTCCAGTCTTGTGGCATCGACTTCTATCTTAGTGACTGGCTCATTTATCTGCTCATTTTCAAGCAGTGAAGAAGCTCCTATGTTTGAGTTTTCATTTACCGCATCGACTGAATAAAACTCGATTTTTTGGTCTTTGTTGTATACCGCTTTTTCTATCAATTCTATATTAGCATCGGAATATCTTAGATTTCTTTTGCATAGGTTTATTGCGTATGGATTACACTCAAACGCATAAGACTTATCGACTCCATACATAGAACTAAATACCATTAGATCCACTATATCTCTTGAGCCACATTCAATTACGGTCTTGTAGTCAATACCAGACAGAAATCTGTTGAGCTTAACATTTACATAATCACAACCAACTTCAATATCTTTTTCGGTCGAGTTTCTAGCCAGTTCTTCTAAATCTATATACATCTTTCTTCCTTTAAAACAAAAATAAAACCTCACCCAAGTTTCCCTGAGTGAGGTCGCCCTAACCGGAGCACTCTTTATTCAAGAGTCTTAGTCTTAGGATTCCATTTCTGCCAACCACCGTCAGGTAGCCAGTTTCCATCGGCATCCTTGCGTTTGGGGAATAATCCACCACCCTTCTTGTTTGCACCAAATGCTAGTTTAGCACCACAGTCCACACAACGAAGTTCGTAGTATTCGTTACCATCATTCTCTCTCACGACAAATCTTAGGTTCTCAGAACCACATTTGCCACAAGATGTTTCACCAAATACTTCTTGAAAAGTAGCTAGTTGCTTCCAGATTTCACGAACGCTATCTGCTTCAAATTCTACGCTAAGTTTATTTACCTTGAAATTCGCTTTCATCAGTTTCTCCAATTCTTGTCATAACCCATAATCGTCTCTGGTATTTCTGTTGCTTTAGTTTGGTATTTATTAAGGACTCCGAGCATCGCAGAGGCTTTCTTCTTTTCTACCTCATTGATTGACCCATATTCGCCCTCACCAGAATTAATAAACCCAATAACGTTGATGTCCAATTGCCTACATTTATTGTCGATAAAGTTGATTTGAGAAGCACTAATCTTAGAGTCCTCAGCCCACTCACCGTCTGTAGGGTTGTCCTTCTGTACGCTTTGCTGCACAATAGACACAATGTCTTTTCTTGCTAATTCCTCAGCAGCTAGACATCGTACACCTAAAGCCTTACGCAAAGCTCGTCCTTCCGCACGAGTGCTTGCGGTAGCTACTGGATGAGCACAAAATAGGTCATCAGTATTACCGTGCCACACATCGGCAACTTCTTTAAAGACTCGGAGTTGTCCAGAGTTCATCCAATTGATTGCAACCTGATAAACAACTGTAGCTCTTCCGGGTCCATTTCCATCGGTTGCGGGAAATACTTGATCTGGGCCAGATTCAATAACCTCACCTAGTAGTAGTCCTGCAACTCTTCTCAGTCCTGCACAAATGGGATTTCCATCAATAAGTTCATCTTTGCGAAAATGTCCCATTACGTATTCATTCCATTCCTGTGAACCATACTCAGGAACGTCTGGATCTTTTGGTACTGCAATTACGTCTTGTTCCGTGACGGCTTCAAAGTCAAACATTTCTTCTTCAATTTCAACTGTTTTTGTCATCAAGAAATCTCCAGTTCTATAAGTCTCTTTGACTTCGGAGGAAATTTGGTAGCCACTTGCTTTACTACTGGCTGGACCATTTCCCAAAGTCTATTCTCAACACCCCTAGTAAAGCTGGGGCACAAATACTTAACTCTAATAACACAGTATCCATTTTTAATCATGATACCGTTCTTAATTGCATCGTGCTTGACATACTCTCGCAGATGCTTTTCACCAAATACGGGCATAAAATGTTGTGGCCCGTCTATCTCTATAATAGTATCAATATCAGGAAGATACAAGTCCATTTCATATTTTTCTCCACTTATCAAGCCTTTTTTATGTAGCTCAACAGTGTAACCTATGTTCTTCAGGTTTTCAAACAAACTTCTCTCCGCCTTAGACCCATCTCTAATTGTATCTCTCAGAGCCTCGCTGCCCTTTCTTTGTATCTCTTTTCTTTCAGCCTCACTCAGGCTTTCCCAGTGTTTCTTAGCCATTGCGCTACGTCGATTTCTTTCTTCTTCAGACATTGAGTCCCAATGCTTCTCTAAAGAGTTACTAATCTTGTCCTTGGCTTCTTCACTTCTTTTCTTGCCTTTTGTTGGATGCACAGCACTGCCATTCTCAAGAGCTTGTTTCTGTGCCTGACTTTTGCTACGTATCTCAACACCATTTGACAACAACACTCTCCTAATTTTATTAGGATAAGTATTATATCTTTCTGCAATAGCTTTGGTGCTCAGTTTTTCTTCCACGTAAAGTTCTATGATTTTGCTGGCGTCCATACTAACTCCTCTAACTGTTCCATGTTCCAATTATCTACAATACCCAAAACTTCTCGGTTAGCGTACTTCTCAATCAAGTCTTTATGGTATTGACTTCTTGCGATCAGTTGTATATTTTCATCTCTCATAATTTGTATAACGTCTGTAAATACGAGAGGGTTTCTTAGCCATTCTAAGTCCCAGACATAAAAGAATTTATCGGAACTGTTCTGTGTCTTTAACATCAGGTTCGCCGTTTCTACGCTGTTCGCTACTGTGACACCATAGTAATTAGCATAATAAGAAATGTTCATCACAGAGAAGAAAGGCTTCAGCACAGGTGGTGCTAGATTATTATAGAAGCAAACTGGCGAATATTCTACATCCTTTACCAGCTTGTTAAACTCTTTTATCAAATAAAAACTAGATTGTGTTGGCCCTAAATTATCGACAACCGCAGCAATTCTCTTCATCTTTTATCAAATTCTCCCAATACTTAAAAGACAGTTTTCGCTCATCATATATAATATTAGGAACTTCCTCAACAAATTGCACAAGTTTTTTATTAGTTATTTCTTGCCAATCATCAACAAATAATATAGGTAATTCTGAAAGACATCCATGAGTGAGGTGTCTCTGCACTATAGGTATGCAGCCCATATAAAGAGCTTCCCATATTCTGTGAGTGTCTACACCATTTCCTCTGGGGCAAATACAAAATGCATAGTTTGATAGATTACGAATATATACATCAAAGCCTTGACCATTAATAGATGGAGCAAAGTCTGCGTCTACTTTGCCGCTCACTATGAGGTTCATCAAGTCTACTCTGGATTCATGTGTTGATGGATTAAATTGAGTAAAGGCTCGCAGTAATCTTTTCTTTGGTTTCTCCGATTTAATAATTATATCACGTTTAGCTGGGTGCCAATGTGAATTCTCTAAACCTATCGGTATTGGAAATGTTCTACTCGATGGCGTACACAAATTTTGAGCATACCAACAGATTAGATTTTTAGGCAGTAGGTTACTCATTAATTGCACTTCTGTGTCACCGTTATGTGTCACAAGTTTGAACCCTACGTCTGGATTTGCTTCTATAAACACTAAGGCTTGTAGATATTTATCTGAAGGAGCGTACATAATCAACTCCTTCTTGTTGGGCATCTCTTGACCAAGCTCAAAATCGCAGATAGACTTAAAGCTGTCGCCATCAACAAAATCTACAGTGTACATTCATAAACTCCAGCAGTGCTAAGTTGTCCAGCAGTGTAAGGAACAGTATGCCATACCTTTAGATTGTTTACTTTGAAGTGATAGTTTAGTTCCCAATCTATTGATGTGCATATGGTAGTGAAGGTGGATAAAACTTTTTTCGCAGCTTCCTTTGTTATGATATAAGATGAAGTGCAGTTAGTCGCTGGGTGGTCAACTAATATAAAGTCTTTGTATTTCGCAGCCACTCTGCTGGCTACTAAGTTGTGGTCAAAACCTCCACCAAAGAATATAGCATCCCATTTGGCTCCCTTGATTTGTTTAGTATAATTTTCAATTCCTTTTTTGTCTATGTTGAGAACTACATCATCTTCTAGAAAAACTCCATAGTCAAAATCTGAAGCCACTAAGTCTTCCATGCACTTGATATGTTTGATACACAAGGAAATGCCACCCAAAGTCACTCCTTGATAACCCTCGTAATCCACCTCTGGATACATCCCAGATGTCCTCTCCTTAAACTTAGATAAATCAGGGGTATAATACTGCCCCAAAATTTCATCATTTAATTCGTCCTTATCATAGTCAAGATACCAGACAGGATCAATGCCAGTTTGTTCTAGCAAAGGGATCAGATTAGCTTTTCGCTGCTCATTTTTCTTGTAGTGCATTACATAAAATTGTGTTTTCATTTTAACCTCTTCGCCATATAAGAAGCTAAGCCTTTAGGTGAACAGAAATGCTCATACCACATGCGGCTAGCTTTTGAATAATATTCCATCTCTTCTGGGCTCGCCAATATCTTATCTACAATATTTGTAAGATTTGACCATGAATTATCTACAATAATATTAGGGGCGACATTGTACATTGGCACAAAAGGCATCTGCTGACTAATTATGACACATCCAGCTTGAGCAGCTTCAAAAAATCTAAAGCTTTCATAACTTGCAGAGCCAGTCGGCACGAGCGCTATTTTTGTATTGTTCATTACACTACAGTAGTCGTCAATTGGTTCGCCGTTATTCCAACCATTGTACCACAAAACTTTTGACTGATGTCCAGCACCCTCTAGTTCAGAGACAGAATTCTTAAAATGAACTCTGGAATATGGATCAAACTGACCCATCCATGACCAGTCATATTTTCTGTCACTTATGTTTATGTCTTGGTCTACAAAGCCTTCTAGCGAACACAGAGGCAGAGGGCTGACCTTTTCAGTCTTAAGCACCGATACTGGATTCTTCATATCTGCCATTGGTGCATATTGCTTGAATATATGAACATACGAATCATCATCCGCTTCTGCTGGCATTGCGTGTACTTCATCTGATGTTGATATGAATACCTTTGGGTATTTTGCCTCAATGGGTTTGTCATGGTTCCAAACTTGAATTATAAAAGAGTAGTCCTCTTCTAATTCTTCGTAAAGTATTTCGGCAGCCTTTTGGTATACGTAAGTGTCTGGGTTCTTGCTGGCATAGTTAATGATTTCCGACATTACACAAACCTTTCTAGGTTTTTGCTATGGACATGCAGATTGAATATTGGGAAACGTTCGCCATCCATTCTTATCACATAGGGGCGATCAGTAAATTCCGCATTTATTTCTTCTGCCAGCATTGCAGAGCCAATCATATGTTTTTGGTCAATGAACCCTGAACCATGGCCATTATTTGTGCCTCCTAAATACTGCCCATATGAACCCGGATCAAATATATAATGATGGTCTTCATTAAAGTTAGGGATTGTTGGTAGCGGGCAAAACATATTATTTACATGTGCTACGTGCAGCAATGACATTTCACTCACATGGTCAAAACCGAAGTTTTGCATTAACCATTGCTCTCCCTTTTCTAGTAGTTGATTAAAGAAGAGACACATATGTCTTGTGTGTTGTGGTGTAGGAATATGAGCAAAGGCAAACGTCACCTGATCCACAGACATGGGAGTCAGGCTCAATAACGGATGCGTAGGGACATCTCTAAGATCGCCATAAACTAGAACATCGTTCTCAAAATGAAACGCATCATAGATTCGCTCTCTATTCAGATATTCATCTAGATAGTAAAGTCTTTCGCAAGTTCTGTGCCAGAAAAGTTCTGGACTAGGATACGAAGTGTTTGGCGTACCATGCCTACGAAAGTCACATACATTATTGAACTCTTTGAGGACATCGCCGTCAGACAGCTCGTCTTGAGGAACCCAATTAACATCAAACTCCTCAAATATAGGTTGGTCATCTTTACAGATAAAATCCAGCTCAACATCTGGGTTGGTTTTTCTTGCTTTTTGAATTGAAAATCTAACGTAATCTGGTAAAGCTCCGCCGTCAGATATAAAAGTATTTACTATTTTCATATTTAAGTCCAAGTGTGAATTGTGAACAGGTCTACATCAGTAGCACCTTCATACATGTTTATTGCAGCTCTAATTTCTTCATGTGACCATTGTTTGTATTGCCCATGAGTCTTTGTTTTAGTGTGAGTGTGATTGTACATTTGAGGATGTGTTTTTGCTACATAGTTCCCATAGGTTTCAAACTCAGAGAACAAATATTCTTCGTTCACCAAAATTTCATTGAGATCATTTACAAACGTCTTCAGATCTGGTAGCATTTCTCGACACACATTTTTATCGAACAGCATAAAGTCATTTATGTAAGTATGATTGACTTGTCTACCAAAGCCGAAGTAAATTTCCATTAAGCTAAAGTATGGGATATGGTGTTGATCCCTGTCGCTAATAAAGAAGTTTGGCTTACCTCCAGCAAAGACATCAATAGGGCGATTGAAAATTAGATCAGAATCTATGCACATGTAAAGATCATTTCTAGTTACATCCTGAAAAGTCTTTATAAGTTGCTGATAGATCCAGTTAGGTCTAGTGAATTTTACTTCGCTTATATCTAAGTCGATAACCTCTGAATCCGTTAGACATATAAAATCATCTGATACTGCATGGTCAGGCGTTACCAAAAATATGTCGTGAGGCATTGGATTTAACCACTTCATTGACTCAAGACAGTAGTTGATTTTAGTATAATCTTTTGGGTGTGATAATATAATTGCGTCGTATTTCATTTATATTCCTTGTAATATATCAAGCTCTTGATGCGGACAAACAATCTGTTCAAAGTCTATACTCTCAAGAGAAAGGCGTTTACCTTCCTCATATTCATCTCTTAAGTCCAGCGCTACATAACTGTAGTTATCTCCATTCCTATTCTTTATTTGGTTTTGAACCCTATTGTTCGGAGAATTGACAACACAGCTATATTCAGGGCAAGCCATTAAAGCTGGAAGATCAAAGAAATACATTTGTAGCTTAGTCTCAAACTCATTCGGTGTTTGCTTCCACGCATATTTTGCTCTAGGTACTCCTATGTTAGAGTAGTGTTTCTCCAATACGCAAAGTTCGGTGCAAAATCTTAATAGCCTGTCCTTCTGGAATATATGCGCATCAACAGAAAGTGGATATGCCCAGTATCCTCCTACAGGAATGGATGTTCTATTCCAGACTAACAGGTTCCCTAAAGATCCTACCTGCTCCGGCAAAGCATCTTGTCTCAAAACACCATCGCCATAATCCCTCATGACCGTGTTTTTGCCTAACCTTAAAGATATGCAGGAAACTTGGCTTTCAAATGCCAGATCAATATCTTCTTCTGTCAGAGATAGTTCTCTGTAAACAATGTCATCATCGGTGAAAAAACAAACGTACTCGTCTAGCGAAGTATCAACAAGCTTTTTTATGTCGCTGAATATACTCGCAGACTGTCTAACAAAGTTGACATCCTGATGCTCTTTAATTAGAGTTTCATATGAATTTTCATGCTCCTTAGATGTAGTATACAAAACATCAATACGATGAATTGGATATCCGTACTGTGTGCATGGTATGCGAGATTTTATACTATTTAGAGTTAGATCTAACTGAAGCGCTCTATCTTTGCTAAATACGATTGAGGTAAACATCAAACTGCTCCCTGTTTTCATTGAACCAGTTTACCGTCATTTCTAGACCGTCTAGCAGATCGTACTTAGGCTCATAACCAAGTCTTTCTCTAGCTCGACCGATGTCTAGTTGTCTTCTAGGTTGTCCGTCTGGATAGTCTGAATTAAAGTATATAGCTCCATTGTACCCCATAACTTCTGCGATTGAATGAGCCAAGTATTTAATCTTTATTTCTCCGCCTGTTCCAATATTGATCGGCTCTGGAGATACATCTGTTTCCAGTGCTAACCTAAACGCATCCGCACAATCATATACATGTAGGAACTCTCTACTAGCTTCTCCTGTGCCCCAAACCTCTACAGCGTCTAAGTCAAACTTCATTGCCTTGTAAAACTTAAGGATAAGCGCCGGTATGACATGACTAATAGCAGGGTCGAAGTTGTCTTCAGGCCCATACATGTTTACGGGAACCAAGTTGACAGCATTAAAATCATACTGTTGATTATAAGCTACCAACAGCTGAGATAAAGTCTTTTTTGCGATTCCATACGGTGCGTTGGTTTCTTCGGGAAATCCTTTCCAGATGTCTTCTTCTTTGAATGGGACTTCTGTGAATTTGGGGTACGCACAAACAGTTCCAGCCATTACAAACTTGGAGACTTTGCTTAACCTTGATTGCTCGATAGTATTTAATCCCATTGCAAGATTATTATAAAAGAACAATCCGGGATTTTGTCTGTTCGCTTCAATTCCTCCAACAGTAGCTGCGAGGTGGATCACCGCCTTCGGTTCAAACTTATCGAAGGCTAACTTTGTGTCTTCTGCGCTCGTCAGGTCGAAGGAACTTCCGATAGCATGGACATTCTCGTAGCCATTATCTTTAAGATTAGCGACAACCGCTTTACCAAGAAAGCCAGTACCGCCTGTGACTAAAACCGATTCGTTTTTATACATTTATTTGACTCCTAGTTTTATTCCAACCAGTTATTATATTCTCTGCTTCTTGTTCACATCCGAAGTATCTAAGTATGTCAGCAATTCTATGGAAGTTAGTGTGTGTACTCAACAAAAACTCTTGACCCTGCTTTGCTAGCTGAGTTCTTTCGTCTTCGTTATTTAGATAATAGTCTATCTTGTCTCTAAAGTCTTGTGGGCTATCCGCAAAGACTACACCATTTCCATTGAATATTTTTGCAATAGATGTTACATTATCGGAGATACAAAAGCCTCCTGCACACAAAATCTTAAAACATCTCTCATTTATGTCGAAGCCATAATGGTGAGCATGAGGTTCACTAAGGTTCGGACAAACCTTCGCGGAGACAAAAAGGTCTTTTACTTTCGCATCTTGTATAACTCCACAATATTGATTAATGTGCCAAGGTTGATTCCCAAACACTTTAATATTATAATTATGAACAGGGAAACACATCGGTGTTAGATATTGATCTATCACAACACCTTTATATGGCCAGTAGCCACCAACAAATCCAATATCACAGGCCAATGACTCATCATACTTGCCTCCAAGATATTCTTGCACATCACCGCACATAATTAGAGACTTAGCATCTATGCCTATCTCTGCATACTTTGAATGTGTTTGGTCAACAGCTTCTTGGTCGTAGTGAATATGCACAAAATCTGGTTTGCCAGTCTCTTCTTTTAGCTTGGCTAATAATTGTATTTCTTGTTCAGTAGCATAAAGAACATTGAACCTTTGGTCTTGTTCAAAGTCTCCCCAATCTCCAGCACGAAGACCTACCTTTAGGTGCGGTCTTTCATAAATGCACTTGATCAGATCTGACGTAAGATTATATGCTTGCCCTAAGAACATATCTGGCTCAAACAAATCGAACGCATCGAAAGCTGACATATTCTTGCAGTCCCAAAATTGTGCCCTGATACCTACAGCATTAAATGCTTTTAACCAAGACATTCTTTGAAAATAGTGGGCGTGCATGCCATCACTAGATATTAAAATTTTCATTCTTTAAGTCTTTCATACAATCTATTTCTAATACTGAAATTTTATCTGGCTCAATAACTTTGATATTGCCGCCTTTACTTATTATAAGATTAAGCACCTCAAAAGTCAACATATTTCTTGTTTCTTCTGAATGTTTTAGGAATATCTGCCTCAATAATTTTAACTCTTTTCCGCACAAGTATACTATTTGACACCACTTTAAGTTCAAACCATGAGAGAAGATCGTCGCTTTATTTTTTACTTGGGTGATTCCAACTTCTCTATCTTGCATCGTGCTTTGTGAAGCCAAAGCAAAAGATCTGCTGTAGTCTAAGTCTCTTATTGCTTCTTGTCCAAAATACAAATCTCCATGAAAGAAGAGTATGCTGTCAGAGTCTGAGTTATTTGTGATGAGTCGCATTGTTTCTGCAGAGCCTGTAGTTTCGTACAACTGGTTCTCGACATATCTCACACCAGAACTTAGTCTTTTGATAACCTTGTTCGCATCTACTCCAAGGCCAACCACAATCTCTGGTTCTGAGAAGACATTCCTAGCCGTAGAAATCTGATGTTCAAGCAGCATTTTATTGCCGATCTTCAGTAAAGATCGTGGCTCATTAGATTTAATTCTATTTCCTACGCCAGCAGAAAGTATGCCAACAGTTGTAGTGATAGAATCTTTCCTAATTTTTTGAGTAAATCTGTTCATTACGCTTTCTTATCTTCTCGGCATTATTTTGAAATATCTCTGCTGTCATCTTCATTGATTGGTTCAGTCCTGTTTCTCTCACATAAGATAGAGGTTCTGGCAGATGAGAAATCATACAAACGTTTGATAATCTTAGCCATAGATCATAATCTTCTGTACAGCCTATGAAGCCTTGACTTCCGGGCCCATGAAGATCACTATCATAGAACTCTCTGTTCTCCAACATGATTTTCGACAGGTAGGATTTTTTAATCAGTCCTGCGCTATGAACTATGCACTGCCGTTCTAGCTCAAACTTAGAGTATGGATACTTGTACTCGTATGTTTCATAATCGTTATAGCCATAAGACTTGTGAATCACATAATCTGAATATGTGACACCAATTTCTTCATGCTCCATTAGCTTTTCTACCTGCTTACTAACTTTACTAGGATGGTAAAGGTCATCGGCATCAAGAATAGCAAAAACATCAGCCCAGTTCCAAGCTTCCCAAATCGCTACGTTTCTAGCGGTACTGGCACCTGAGTTAGTAATGTGATAGCACCACAACCCCAAGTCGCTGCATTGGAACAACTTCATATCTCCAGTATAATATGCCTCACTAACAGGATGCGTATCGGTAATAGAAGATATGTCTTCCGATGCGTAATTTAGAAGTTTATCATAAGAGCCATCAGGTGAGCCATCATCAACCACGTAAACACGTAGCTGACCTTTGTAGTCTTGCTCTAAAGCGCTCGCTATAGCATCTAAAACATAATCGCCATAATTATAGTTAGTAATTATAACAGCTACATTAGGCAGATTCATCTATAAAGTCCTCCCAAGAAATAATTGTATCTGGGTCTGACGTATTCATACCTTCAACTTTTTCAACAAAGCTAAGAGTCATGTCTTCTCCTGTCTCTTTGTGTTGCAGCTTTCTACTGCCATCTAGAAACTTATATATAGCCGTTTGGAATATCATGCCATTCAAATCATCATACGGCTTGACTAATACAAGTCTCTTCATGTCTATGTTTATTCTGTCATTGATTTTCTCTAGAAGATCACGTCTCACATTTTCTCCGCTAGTCGTAACATACGCCCAACCATTCTTAGCATGTCTAAAGGCTTCGTCCAATAGGAAGTCATTTTTACTATCAACTAATGTCTGTACGATGTGGAATTCTGTTTTAATAAACCTGTTCAGTCGTATATCTTCTGCTGTGGTATTATTAAAAGTATTCCTTAACATCTCGTGTAACTGCTCATTATATTCAACTCTAGAATTAATCAGTGCCACATATCGAGCTTGACCGAAGGTCTGCTCTCTAATGTCTTTCAATGTTGCGCTAAGTCGATCAAGCATGCCTTCCTCATTATCCAAGAAGACAAAAAAGCCAACTCTTGGAGAGACTTCGTGCATAACAGACTTTATCATATCTTGCCGTTCTTCATCAGATAAAATGATCTCCCATTCTTTAGGTCTGTATGTATTGCAAAATCTATTAAAAGTATAGTGATGCTTATCTCCATCCAAAAGTAAATCATTTTTAGGGTTTAGCTTTTCAGCCCTATTTAACTTACATCCGGTCTGTGTGTTCTTTGTGTATTCTGCAAATACGCAGCCTTTACAACTAGTTTGAACTTGCATTTGCGATCCTCCTTGATGTTATAATACTTTGCATTGTTTCATTGTCCAAAGTCTTCTCTTCTATTTTTAGATTGCTCTTCTTAATAATCTCGCTAATAGTTTCTGTGTTTAGTACACAGCCAATTGAGGGAGAGTCTTCAAATAACAAAGAGTTCATATCAGACAAAGCCATTCCTGTTTTATTATATCTATACGCGAGCAAGTCGATGTCCTTCTGGTAGATGACTAGCTTCGAGTTTAATCTCATCTTTGAAACTATCTTGTCTAAGATGTAGCCTAGACTTTCAAAATTAAAAGCAGAAAGAAAGCTATCGACAATTATTTCTGTAGCTTCGTTGTTATCTACAACAGCGTCTAAAGTAGAAAAGTCTTTTACCCATACGTGGCTTTTGCTTTGTGGGTCTGTGTGTGAAAGTATAATCTTCATTACTTTTTATAATTCCTTATAACTTTGAAAAACAAGTCATTCCAGTTTTTAGTAAACCTGTCAAGACTATAATTATCTTTGATTGTATTCCGTGCATTTTCTCCAAGCCTTCTAGCTTCTTGAGGATTGTCAAGAAGAAATTGACAAGATGCGCGTAGCTCATCTGCGGTATCCGCAAGTAACCCGTTCTCACCGTGCTGGATTATTTCTGGAATCATACAGTTATTAGTGCTGACGATTGCGCAGCCACAAGCCATTGCTTCCATCAACACTGTTGGTACAGGTGAATGTATAGATGTGTTTAGAAATATTGACGAGCTTTTGTAGGCATCTCTCAAATCTTCTATACTATCAGCAGGTTCGGAGAAGCCGGGACTATTTCCTAAAACCTTAACTGGTAAAGTGCCTTCGTTAGTCTTAATTATTTCATTCCACAAGTTCCAGCCACAACACCAATCTCTGTTAGGCCATTCATTTACAACTGAGAGCAAAACGTTTTCACGTTCTAACTCTTCGCCTGTTTGCCAGAAGTCGTAGTCCATACCATGCTCGATAAAGCCGGTAGTTCTTTCTTGCTTTTTGCCCCAAGCTTTCATATTGTAATCAGAAATAAAACTGTCGTGATCGACAGTAATAGAATTGAAACCCTCAACCTGTTGCTGAACATCAAATCTAATGTCCGGCAGTACATGCGTATGCCTAATGATTGGGATGTTATACATTGCTTGTAAGTTCTTGGCAAATTGCAGTCTTTCGCAACTCGTGTGAGAAAGTATCAAGTCGAATTGTATGTGCCAAGGTATAATCTTTATCTCTTGGTAGTTTTCTGGTATTTCACCGTAGTCTTCATTCCATAACTTACCTTGAGCTATGGAATAAAAGTTGTGACCAGTGCGACACAAATTCTGCTCGTATCTTTCGTGAGTACAAAAGGTTAATATATTTAATTTATCTGTATCTTTCATAGTGGCACGGCGCACTATGGATTTTATAGAAACTTGATTTGGCTGACTAGCCATAAAGCAACTCCTTTAATTGTACTCCAACGTTTGCATTACTATAATTCTGTGCCTTTAGTTGCGCATCTGCACAAATTAAATCATATTTTTTTCTATCATTTTTGTATGTTTCATATGCAACCCTCATTGCAGATGCCAGATGTTCTATGTTTGGCTCCATCCATTTGGTATGGGAAGTATACATATAATCCAAAGAATCAGTGGCATTGTAGCAGTTCTTAGCTTCGGAATCCACTTTCCATCCATGACAGAAATCATCCATTCCTGTATTGCCAGTGTAGATGACAGGCATACCAATCGCCATAGATTCGAGTGCCGGTATGCACCAAGCCTCACCAAAGCTAGGCATTACAAAACAGTGACACTTCGCCATTAAAGACAATAAGTGTCTATCTTCTAGATGTCCAGCAATAGCAATTTCTTTCCTGTAATTGGAGCGTATCTTTAGTCTAGACTTGACAGAATCAGACAGATTCTTAAATGCTTCAAGTGTAGCGTCGTTAGAAAATCCAGACTTGTTTATTTTCAACATTAAGTTCACGGGTTCTGAAGGATGAAACTCTGTATGGAAGGCTCTGAGCAAACCTTCAATATTTTTTCTGTTTATCATCTCTCCAACAAAACAGAAGTTAAAGCAACCCTCAAACTCAGTTGCATCAGCACAGTCTTCTATATTGCTATACTTTGTCAAGTCAAGTGAGTGAGGAGCAATCTTGATAGGTGCTTTAACACCGCTTTTGTGACAGGCTTCGACCATTTGTTGGTTTGGAACCCACACTTCATCCATCATGTTGATATGCTTCTGCCACATTGTCTCTGTAAAAGTCACAGTTTCGGTGACGAAGAATCCAATGTTTTTGATTTTAGCATTATAACTATAAAGAGGCGGTAATGTGTGATAAATGCAGGCATCACAATCTGATTCGCTCTTAGCTTCTAACTTTGTAATCGTAGGGTGGATGTCGGCATGAGAGTTGTTGAATGTTATAGCTCTTGGCACTACATCTACTCCAGCAGAGTGCAAGGCTAAAATATTATTTAGTGAAGCGTAACCCCAGCCAGTTCTATCTTTATAATTACCTATGTAGAGTGTTTTCATTTTGCAACCTTTGTATTCTAATGTTTTCCCATTGGTTATGAATATTCCTCATCTTTGCCATGTAGTCATACGCCTGTTTTATGTCAAATGGAGTCCAAGATCTAATATCTCCATCAGTGTGTGACTCATTGAAGTAGAAATCTACGTTAGTATTCGCGACAGTACACTTATACATTAAATCTTTTAGTGTTCTCTTCCACTGGTGGTTTCCTATCCAGTCAGGCTTTCTTAAAACAGAGTCAAATAAGAAATTAACTTGGTCTTTAACTGTCAACCCGTCTGGTATCTCAGGAGCAGGCTCAAAGAGTCTTGGAGGCGAGTACCAAGTTTCTGACGGGTCTTTTACTGGTGTTGCGTCAAAGTAGTTCGCCCAGATTTCAGCCGTCTTATCCCAGTTGTATCTGCTTAAAGTTTTTTGCCTCATGCCAAAACCTAGCTGCTTTAGTTGCTCTCTGCGCATACTGTAAAGTTCAACAAACTTCAAGAAGGCAAAATTGACATCAGGAACTGCTCTTTTGCATCCTGTCTCACATTCAGTCTGTAGTGTTAGAACAGGTATCTTAATTGCTCCGATATTGTCACCCACAGAATCCATAGCAGAATACGATACTGTCATGACAGGAAGACCAGATTGGCTCGCTTCTAGCTGAGGCATGCCAAAACCTTCACTGTTTGCATACTGCACATAAACATCAAAAAGATTGTATATCTTAGCTAGGTCTTCTTCTTCGATTTTATTGTTGACTCCTACTAGCTCGCTCTTAAACGAGTTGCAAGCTCGACAATGGTTGAAAGTATCCTTATAGAACGAAGGTTCGATGTGACCGCATTGCTTACATTTGTAGGTAAACAAAACCCTGTTTGTTAGGTCGTATTCCTGTAGCAGATCTGGAATCTCCCATCCAACATCAGGATAATATGTATGGCAATACAGGAAGGCGTTGCTAGCTTTAGTAGTATCTAAGAATTCTCTAAATGCACGAAATAGGTCTGGGTAAAGTTTGCGCCTTTGGTTACGCATCACAGTCCCAATTATGAATGAGTCTGCTGTCAGTCCAGCACTTTCTTTATGCCTTTCTTTATTTTGTACAGGTGCAAAACTATTACTAGCACAGGGAGAAGCTACATCTACGAAGTTGAGATTCTTACACTGACCCAGCAAAACATCTCGACCAAACTCAGAATATGCAAACACTGCGTCTGCGGAAGCGAACGTATCCATCCACTGTTTGTTCTGAGGAAACGCATCTACAGTTGGCATGATAGCCCAGTTGTAGAACTCTCTATAGGTCGATCTTTGTTGAAACTCAAACATCCACCAATCACGAATATCCATAACAAAGTCAGGCTTGAAGTCTAGTAACACATGATTGAATGTGTATTCTCCAAATTCGTAAGTCGGTGAAGACTTATACTCACTCCACTCAGGAGAGTTTTTCTCTGGCTGGTTTCCATAGATCTTCCAACCTTTGGCATTTTGCTTTACTGAATTGTCAGTAGCATAGCAAGCTAGCTCAGCCACTTCAAAGCGAGGATCTAAGTGCAATCTAGATAGTAGCTCTTTTGTGTAAACAGAATATCCTGTTGGTAGGTAATGAGCTTCGGTACAAAAAAGTATTTTCTTAGGTCTCATATCTTTGTATTTTTCCAACTCCAGAATAGAATAGATTATAATATTCTTTTTTACTTAAGGTTAACATGTCGCAGATTTCTTTCCTATTGAAACCTTGTGACTTCATTTCTAGAATAAAAGATTCAGCGGGCAAAAGTCTATTCGCACAAGATACTAGTATATTCTTGAAGTCATTGACATACGACTTATCATCATAACTAACAGTCACCGTAGAGTTGGTAACATTGTTGTTTTGCCATCTCAATTCTTTTCTCAAGAATCTATTAAGATGATTCTTTACGCAAGAAAAGACATAAGGTCTCAGAGGTCCGATGTCAGGATCAAAGCTACTAACGGCTTTGAAATACCCAACAAAAGCTACCTGCAATAAATCTTCAAACTCAAAAGATTTGGCATGACCTCCAAATTGAACTACTAACGAAATTATAATATCAAAGTTTTCGTCTATAGCTGGAGGGTCACTGTGTGTCATTAGGTTCTCTGTCCTTAAAGACTCTAAAATTTTGAACTCTGAAGGCAACCTTCTGTTTTGGTTGACCGTTTGAATCATTCCATTTTTCCTGTCTAGCTACAGCATTTACGGCGATCATATCACCTTTGCTGCATAATTTATGTATAGTAAGAGCTCCACTATCCCAAGCGGAAAAGTCAAAAAAGTCAACACGCTTTACTTTGTTTCCGTTCTTATCTTTTCTATGCTCCTCGATTGCTAGCGAAAATGTTGCTAGCTTTGTGGTGCCAACATCTTTTATAATAGGGTCTGCTGTTAGCCTGCCCACGAATGTACAATTATTCATTATAATACTCCAAATATATTATATTTTAACTATAAACTAAGCTTGAGACACTTTGTTTATAATCAAACTTGTATCTTTTTTCTTAGAAACCTGTGCCATAACGATCACTGTGTTGCCTTCGTACAGCAACTGTTTGTTTTCTTCATACGCATCTGGAAAAACTATCGCTGAATCCAAGCACGCTGTAGAATCTTCAACGGATAAAAATGCCATGATCTGTCCGGGATTTTTACCGTTCTTAGTTTTGTATTCACGTAAAGCATTTATATGAACAGCAAGGTTAACATTTCCAGTCTTGCCCTGAGCTATCTCTTTGCAGGTCGTATTGACCAAAGAGCTTTGGACCGCATCCGTCTTTGAGTAGCTTAGCGACGTACCTAAGTATTTAATTTCTAAGTCTGCAATCTGCTCTGGATGATCTACAAGTTCAAACGGTGGTGATTCTACCACATTTCTAAGATCAAAAACTTTTACGAGCCTACGAGAGGTAATCTTGAGATTATTTATCATATTATCTAAAGACTGGACAAAGTTGTGACTTGAGTCGTAGTTTTCTTGAAGCCAAGTTCTCTCTCTGGCAGACAGGTCTTTGTAGCTTTTATATTCGTAGAGCATCTGGTTTCTATGCATACGGTTCTTAGTTCCATTAAAAGCACCAACATTTATCAGAGACTCCATTGATGTCTTATTGATTCTTGCACCTAAGTTAAACAATACGTCAGACCAAGTAAATTCAGTAAATGGTTTTTCGAGACTTTCTTCAAGCTCGGGTATTGCATCCAACAATTTGACAGTTTCAGAACTACCAACACCCTTCACGTTGTTGACACCAAAATATATCTTGTCTTCAGATATAGTGAAGTTGTTAAAGAACTTGCCCAGTCTTGGCGGCATTACTTCAATATCGTAAAGTTTGGCATCTGATACTAGTTCTCGAACTTCTGTTTGAGGGTCAGGCTTTCTGTCTGCGTGTCCGAGATAAGCCTCAAAGAACTCAATCTTGCGATGCACTTTACAATACGCACTTCTGTAAGCATTAACGGCATATGATACGGCATGAGACTTATTGAAAGCATACCTGTTTGACTTCTCAATCCAGCTAAAGATTTCCTCCGCAGTCTCTTTCTCTAGACCTCCAACAGAAATAGCACCGTCAATAAAAGATCCTTTGATCTGATTCATAAGGTCAGCTTTTTTCTTTCCGATAGCTTTACGAAGACTGTCCGCCTCTTTGAGGTCAAAGCCCGCCAGTTGCTGAGCAATCTTCATAGACTGCTCCTGATAAACAAGAACTCCGTAAGTTTCTTTTAGAATCGGCTCAAGACTGTCATGTAAATACTTAACCTCATCAATGCCAGCCTTACGGTCAACGTAGTGCTGGGTCATTGACTTACCTTCAGTAAAAGCTTTCAAACATCCGGGCCTAATTAGAGAGATTAGCGCAGCCAACTCTTCTATACTTCGAGGACGAACTCTTTTCGCCCAAGATCTGCCTAGCTGTGACTCTAGCTGAAAGACACCCTTTGTCTGCCCTTCGCAAATTAAATCCCAAACACCAGAGTCATTATAGTTGTCAATATTAAACGTAGAATTCTCCATTCGCAAACGCCTTTTCAAATTTAGTCTTCTGTGAAATGTTCCGCTGGAACTTCAAAAATTTAATCAATATATTAGCTGTGTCCTTCACATCCTGCAAGGCATCGTGAGCGTTTTGTTTGCTCTCTTCTGGAAAGCCCATATACTCACGCAAGAAGTCCATACTAAGACTCTTAAAGTCTTTGTTGTTCTCAGTCCAAGAGAAAACGATGTCCATCAAGTCTAACTTAAAGATAGGATTGAATACAGTCTGACGACCTCTAGCATCGGTTGTGCCGTGCATATCACACATACGCTGAACAATCGGAAGGTCAAACCCAATGATGTTGTAGCCAGCTGCGATAGGGGCAGTATAAGAGCTTTTCTTAAAGTTAAATTGCATACAGAAATCTTCAAACTTCTTCCATACAGTCTTTGGTAGCGGAGCTTTTGCTAGCGCTTCTCTGGTCTTGCCGGTAATCTTCAGCGCCTCTTCTTCGACTGGATCAAAGCCAGCCTCAATCGCTTTCTTATCATCAAGAATAGGGCGAATCTCACTATTGAAAATACCATTAGGTTGGATGGTTAGTTTTCTCCCATGCAAAGCAATAGCCGCAATTTGTGTCGGCTGTGTCTTGTGAGGATTCCTAGATCCTGTTTCAAAGTCAAATACAATTATGTCTCTATAATTCATCTAACAACACCTTTCAGTTCAAGAAATTTATCAACTGCATCATCAATACTATAAAATAATTTACTGTACATCTTCTTTTTATTATCCGAGTGTACTTGGTAAACTCCGTTAGCTCTTCCACGATACTGAGGCAGAAAGTGTCTCAAGTCGCAAAGACTAACATTTCTATACTCAATAGCGCAACCAGAAAAAACAACAGACTTGTAATCTTCTTTAGTGCTCATCTTTAATCTCCATAATTTTACTTAATAGGTCAATGCCTAGAATATCAAACTTAACGTGACCTTGATCCTCAAGATCTCCCATTTCAAAACCAGCGACAAGATTCTTGTTTCTGTCTTGAACCATCGGGCAAACCTCTCTCAGTTTATTAGCAGAAATAATGACTCCTGCGGCATGCTTGCCCTGTGACTTAATTGTACCTTCAATGTCAATAGCTTGCTCAAAGATTTCCGCTAAAGGTCCGATTAAATCTCCTTCTTGATTTACCTTGCACCACTTAACTAAGTCGCTAGGTTGGTAGAGTAGTGTCCATCTAATGAGAGACTTTTCTCCACTTTCTTCAATCAAGTCAGACACATCTGCTTCATTAGGAATATTCTTTGTTATATCATTCATCTCGGCAAAGGACACGGCGTTCGTGATGCGCATGATTTCTTTCAGCGCAGCTCGCCCTTGCAGTTTGTTAAATGTTAGCATCTGGGAGACATTATCCTCGCCGTATTTCGACTTAATATATGCGATAACATCATCTCGCTTTTCCGCTGGAACATCAACATCAATATCAGGCAAAGATACGTGATCTTCAGTATTACGTCCTGCATTGTAGAATCTTTCAAAGATCAAGTCATACTCAATAGGATCAATCTCTGTGATACCGATTAAATATGAGATCAAACATCCGGCAGCAGACCCTCGTCCGGGTCCCGGCAACCAGCCTTGTTCTCTAACATAGTTTACAATATCTTGAACAATCAAGAAATAACCAGACAGATCTGCTTCAAAAATAACATCCATCTCGTTCTTGATTCTATCGAGATATTCCTGCTTTACATCCTCATCGTCAACCTTGCCCGTCTCGGCAAGCAAAGTTCGCCAGCCATCTCTACATAACTGTTTCAGGTATTCATCTTCATCATACCCTTCTGGACAATCGAATTTAGGCAGCATTGGTTTACCAAGAACATTATATTCTTCGCATTGTGCTGCAATGTCAGCAACTTTATCTATCAGATCACTATCATAGGCTGATTGAACTTCATTTGGCGACAACATATAATACTTGTCAGAGTCAAAGAAGCCTTTGAGTTTTTTGAACCCATCCTGTTTTAGCCTCTCTTTTGACTTAGCCATTGTAGTCTTCATTGCAGAACACAGGAGTATTCTATGCAGCTCCGCATCTTTTGTTTCAGCATAATAACTAGGCTGTTGCTTTAGCTCATCAATGCAAATCAAATTTTCACTGTGAGATTTTAGTAGCTTGTAAACAACGTCATCACTATACGAGTTTTTCTTAGAAACTAAGTCGATCAGGTCAAACCAACCAGCTTTGTTTTTAGCCAAGAGAGTAGTTGGCTTATGGCTTTCAAATTCAAATGTACAGCCAATGATAGGCTTAATGTTATTCTTCTTGCAAGTTTTGTAAAAGGCTACAGCGCCAGAGATAGTATTTATATCAGTGATAGCGCAAGATTTGTAGCCAAACTCTTTGCATTTAGCTACGAGCTGTTCTGGTTTAGAATAACCTCTCTGTAAGCTAAAGTGCGTCTTATTGTTCAGCGGAATCCAATTCATTACAGTCCTCAAATTTATTCAATTCTGAAATAGCAACATTATGACAATCTGCTCGAACTATAAAGCCATTAGATGGATCTTTCTGGCCTTTTGTAAGTTTGCGAGCTTTCTTAAAGTAATCATCGTGAGTCAACCAACCTAAGACCCACGCCCTTCCCCATCTTCTATTTTTATTTTCAATTCTAACAAAAACATATCTATCACACTTCTGCTTTGTGTTAAAGTTAGCAACTGAACAATCATAGTAAGGTTTAGGTGGAGAAGTACACCGTTTTGTTTTTACGTCGTACTTGATTCCGTCCTGTGAAACCAAGTCGTAATCGTAGGTGTTATTAATTGTACCACCTATAACAACATTTGCAACCTCTTCTCCTAAAAACCCAGCAATATTTCCATCGCCCTTCATGATGGAGTTCTTGATGACTCCCATCTCTCTGGACTTTGCCCATGCTCGCTTCTTCATATCTTCTGTAATTTTTACTTCAATCATTATCCGGGAGCCTCATAATATCCAACATCGAAACCTTCTCTTGTGCAATTTTGTATTGTATCTAGCATACCAAATTGGTCTAGGTGATTACTGACATGACGACACATACTTTCATCAGTTCCCGGCCAATCTTTCTTACAGAAGTCACAGAGTTTTTGACACTTCCAGTGAGATTGATTTCTTGACAACATTCTTGGTCTAGTCGTCTTTTTGATTTCTTGAAATCTATCTTTTAACATGCCAAGAAACTTTTGCCTATCAGACTCCTCAAAGCAAATACTGAACGGGCCTCCATCTCTAATAAAGTATATCGACATAATCGCGTCATCATATTCAGGGAAAATCTTAGAAATAGCATAATGATAAAGCATTAGTTGCGGATCTTTGCAGAGCTTCTCGTATGTTTTCTCTTCTCCTGTAGCCCAGTTTAATCTGCGACCAGTCTTCCAGTCAATCACTTCGATGACTCTATCTGACACTTCTGTTACTAAGTCAATAGTGCCCTTGATGGCAAGCCTACCTTCGACCTTACTGCCGTCAGGCATGTCATATTCGTACTTTCCCCAGTCTTCTTCGATAGGAATGTCAAACTGCGGTTCCGCCGCAACAATATTTCTCTTGCGAGGATCAAAGTTGCCGTCATCATAAGTCAGTGCGTCCCAAGTAAGTTTATCACAAAACTTGTAGTCGGCATTTGTATAATGATGTGTACACGGAACAGTGTAGTGATCGTAGCTACGCTTAAGGATTTCGTTTACAAATTTCTTTGTTCCGAGTCTACGCTTGGTAAACTCGACCTCTCCGATAGCGTCATCCTCAAGCAATAGCTCGTCACCATCTTGTAGCAATTTTTTGCATCCAGCTAAAACCTCCATGACCTTGTGTACAACTGTACCAAGTTGAGCTTTTTTGCCCGATACAGTCTGATGACCCAAAACATAGGTCATAAAGTATTGCATCTGACAGTATTCAAAATTATTATAACTAGAACTTCTTATGTACGTTACTAACATGTTATTCCTTAATCTTATGGATTCCACCTACCAACTCTGGCTTATCCGCATCTGGAATTGATTCAGTAGGTGCTTCAATTTCACTACCAAGCCAACCCCACTTCTCAAGAAGCGAGATGATTTCCACGTTGGTTTCATGTAGTGTAAGTTCTTTATTGTCTATTGTTGCATCGTAGTTTTGTATCTTTTCACTTTCTACTTCGCTGCTATGTGTATCAGCATCAACACCTCTAGTCAATCGGACGACTTTGCCTCCTGCTCTTTGAACTGCATCTACTTCATTTTGAAACCGACAGTCAGAAATTACAGCAACTAAAGGCTCCTCAGTGCGAATACTCTTGAGTGTGTGTTCAGTCCAAATCTCTGGATGGATTTTACGACAAATGTCTGTACCAAAAAACTGCATGAACTCTCTAGCCGTCATACGACCTTCTTCATCACCCTCATATCCGGGCATATCTTGCCAACGAAACCAAGTTAAAGTATTCTTTTCTTGGTCAGTTCCATAGCATTGTGCATTATCAAGGTCAAATAAGCCGTTGCAAATTTCTTTGAGTGCACCAGCAAAGGAATAGTGCTTAATGAAAGGCCATAAGTTTTCTGCGGCCCACAACCCAAAGTCAAGATCTGTCCTAGTTACATCAAGAACTCCTTGAGTAGTTTCTTCTACGCCATTTGCGTTAGTCGAAGTTGTATCTACAATCAACCTGCCCTTATCATCAATATTGAAACCTTTAATCAGATGATGACATCTCATTTGATAACCATGTAGAAACGCGCAAGCTGAATTTTTGCCTGACTGTTTTCTGCCAGCGAAAGCCAAAATTCTTGTCATTTATAGAACTCCTTCTAATTTATTTATAATTTGATCTTGTATTTGTTCGACTGTCATATCGCCAACATCTTTTTGGTCAATTTGAGGTCGATAGTAATTGAATCTTCTGCCACATCGTTTGAGGATTTGTTGTGCGGCTTTCTCGCCAGCTTCATCATAGTCGGTAAGTATTACAACATTTCTTGCACCACTTCTTTCTATTAGTATTAGTTGGTCTTCACTGAGACTCGCACCAAATATTCCAACAGTGTTTGTAATCCCAGCCTCGTGCATACGCCAAACATCACCTTGTCCTTCTACTAAAACAATAGTGCCTTTTCTCATTATATCATCTTTGGCAACATTATACCCGTATAAATAAGAACTTTTTTTGAAACCTTTACTATGCAGCCATTTTGGTTGCATGTTCTGATAGACGGCTCTACCAATACAAGCAACGTAATTATTATTCTCATCATAGATAGGTACAACTACTCGGCCTGACATTGGTTTGCCTTTACCGATGCACATACCTATATCAAACTTCTCAAGAGTTTCTGGTTTATATCCACGATTGATGTAGTATTGTGATGGTATATCAAGCTTGCTCACGACAGCATCTCTATCAATAACTTGCTCATGCCTCATAGGTTCTCTCTGAAAAACCTCAAGTATCTTTACCACGCTGTAGTTCTCAACTGGTTGCTCAAACTCAATTGTCTCTGGATCTAAACCCAAAAATTTACTACAAAAATAAAAGGTCTCTAATACTCCGACCTCTTTAGCTTTTCTGTTTGACAAGACACCACGAACAAAACCAAAAGTGTTCTTACCAAAGTCTTCGTGACAGTTGGCAGTCCAACAGTTCCAGTTCCCTTTGGAGCTCACTCCATCTGTAAAAATAGAACAGCCCTCTGGATTGTCTCCGCCGTGAATAGGGCAAGCACATGCAAGTCTATTCGGGTACTCAATGTATTCAATATCGAAATATTTAAGCAAATCTTCAACCCTATTGGAGAGCTGATTAGACACCGCTAATATCTGCTGATTCGTTAGTCGTTTGTTCAAAACCATCATCCTTAATTTTGCTTGACTTATGGGCTTCATTTCTTGTCTTGCCCTCGACAAGCTTACCAAATTTACCAAACATATTCATATTGATGTAGTCACCGTCATCAAGTCCGGCTCCGTGACGAGCAACAATTGGAACAAGTTTTCTGTTACCATGCTCCTCTCCGTCATCAGCCATTTCTTCATCTGACTTCATCTTAAAAATAGTAAAGCTGGTACACAACCAAATCAATCTATCAGAACCACTGACAACATCTGTTGATTCCTTTGTGATACCATCTCTGTTTAGCTGTACAAAGCTCAGACAAGGAACATCATGTTTTACGCAGAAGTTATGTAACTGCGTGATTTGAAATCCTAGCACTTGAAACTCCTGCATGGAGTTGGAGATGCTGTCCGAGTTCATCAATTTTAAATAGTCATAAATTATAATACAATCGTTTGTTCTACCATTTTCATCAAAGCCAACTTCTTGATGAATCCATTTACGCATAATTGCAAGAATGTTTTCAAATGGTTGGCCAGCAATACTAACGTAGTGATATGGGATATTCTGTAGTTCTTCAGCTGCTTTTTCTACTTTCTCAATGTCCAAATCATTATTAGCAAATTTACCACTAGCTAACTTGTTAATCTCCACACCACTAAGGTTCGCTAGCATACGGTTGAGATGGTCTTCTTTCGACATTTCAGTGTCTAACATCAACACTGGAATATTTAAGTTTCTAGATACGTGCATAGCTACAGCATCGCCAAACATGGACTTACCAACTTTAGGGCGAGCAGCAACTAGATCTACGCATTTCCTGCGTATACCTCCACCAATCGCCTCATCAAAGCGAGGAAAGCCAGTGCTGATACCCAACATCTCATTTTGGTTCTCTTTCAAGAACTCAACGTATTCGCCTACATCCTCACCAATGATTTTTGGTTTGTTATCTGAGCCTTGATATATCTTTGAAGTAGCATCGAGAATAGGTGTTTCAATCAAAGAGATGATCTCTGCAATATCTTCGTCACCATTAATCTTGTCTACTTCCAGAGAGCATTTGGCCAAAGTCTTCTTTACGTCACGAGCTATCTTGAGCTTAGCTAACTTGGCTCCATTAACAGGAATGTTGTCTTCCAGAATCGGAGTATCAAACAAGTATCTTAGATAACCAGCTTCTTCCTTAATAATATCATAATGATTGAGCTGATTAGCAGCGGAAAGCAATGACGAAAGCTCCGCTTTTTGAGTGGATTCAAGAGACTTTTTTATGCAGTCAAAGATAACCTGATTTGTTTGGTCTACAAAATACTCGGTGCTGATATACTCAACCTCAAGCATTGCATCAATTCCGTATTGACACAAGCCAGCGAGAACCGCAGACTCAGCTGCGGCATCTTCTAGCTTATTTTCATTTTGTTTAATTCGTACCATAATAACCCCACATTGGCCATTGCATAAGAAAACCACATGAGGGCATGTGGATAATCTTTTTGTTTCATACAAGAAACACAGACAGCTAAGTACATTACCGAAGCTGTTGCGATTGCAAGTATCCCTAAATTCATTTACATTCCTCTAAAAATATAGAACCCCATACAAATGCTGGCGCTTAAAAATACGCCGAGCAGAAAATCTTTCCATTCCAAATTAATTGATTTCTTCATTATCCAAAAAACCCTTTGATCTTAGTTAAGATGTCCCCACCTCCAAAACCACCTTTGAAGATTACTAGGTATGCTACTATAGCACCAACTATGATAAAAAACAACCACTTTCTCTTAGAAGCGACCGCATAAAACTTTTCTTTTATTGCGGCAATCTTCTCTAATCGGTAGTTTCGTCTTTCTTCAACCTTCTCTTTGCGTTCTTCTCTACGTTCTTCTTTTGCCTCTTTCCTGATTTCACCTCTAGTTCTAGTAGTCTCTGGCAATTCTTCAGCCTCCGACTCTTCACTGATAACGGAATCAAGAGTAGATACTATCTCATCTACTTGAGAAGTGTCATAGGTTTTATTGGGAAAAATTTTATCTTTTATACTTTGTAATATATTCTTAAACATTATAAACCTTTTACATAATCTAAGTTAAGATCCAAATCTTGCTTGACAAACCAGCGATGCCAAATGTATTTTCCGCAAGGACTTTTGGATGTGTAGAAATTATCATAACCGAGAGACTCCATGTAGCCGTAATCTAAATAGTTAGGCACATCGTGATTCTCTGCGCAAATTAATTTTATGTTCGTCTTTGAAAAGTCTATTCCAGAAATAGCTTCGTGCTCAAAGCCTTCTAAATCTAGTGACAAAAAGTCTATCTCAGTGATAGAATTCTCATCAAATATATCTTGCAACATCCTAGCTGGAGATTGAAAAGAATTGTCACCAGAAGCTCCTTCTGCGCAACTTGCTACCATGCCTGCACCATGAAATATTATTGTGTCTTGGTTGTACTCATTGCCTACAATAGCAGAGTGAATAAACTTGGTGTTTGGTCTATTGACAAGATACCCTGCCTGATAAGAACTATGTGCATCAATCGCTATGCCTTGCCACCCACTCTGCTCCAACTTGTATGTATTGTTTTGTTCTACGTAACTGTTACATCCCGCATCAACAAAAAATCCAGACGAGCCGAGAATTGATAGAACAATGTCATCTACGTTGTCTTGTGCTGCCATTACTTTCCACTGCTCCCAAAGCCGCCCTCTCCACGATCAGTATCGTCTAGACTTTCGACTTCTAAAAATTCAACATCTTCAACTTTTTGTATAATTAACTGCGCTATTCTATCGCCCGGCTGAACGTGTACCATTTGGTCAGAAGTATTCAGTAGGCATACTTTTATTTCACCTCTATATCCAGAGTCAATAACGCCTGCAAGCACATCAATCCCACTTTTAACTGACAAGCCAGATCTTGGCCAGATAAGACCGCAATAACCATCAGGAATCGCTATAGATATATCTGTGGAGATTAACCTTCTTTTATGTGGAAAAATTGGCTGTGCTAAATCTGAAGCATATATATCCCAACCAGCGTCAGAACTGTGTGCCTTAGTTGGAACTTTAGCATCTTTACTTAGTAACTTGACTTTTATCATTATCTTCTCCTGTTAGATAAGCAGCCGTCACAGACAAACCATTCTCTACGGTGTGTCTCAGCTACTTCAAAAGTTTTTGAGCAACTTTGACAGGTCTGATTAACCTTTCTAGGTGCTTTCCTTCTTTCTGTTGGTGTTACTGATGGAGTTTCTATATCCATATGCTCAGTTCTGTCATCAAAGAACTTGTTCTCTCTTTGTCTAATATCATTGACAGGAGTTCTTGAGCTAGATCTAGATTCTCTACTCACAACAAACTCATCAGCAGTGACTCTCTGAGGTGAAGCTTCTTCCTTCTTTACGACCTGTTTTACTTCAGGTTGAGCAGGCGTTTCGGTTTCAACTTGCACCTCTAGTAGAGAGTTTGCCATATTTATTAAATCTTCATCATTTAGAGCGATACCTTTCTTGAGTAGCTCTTTTGCTGTATCAATTATTGACATTAGTAACCTCTTCTTTTACCTAAGTCTTGCAATAGCGCAGCCATTCTTTTAGCGTTGTCAACTTTACCAGAAAGCCGATTGAGTCTAGCCTGCGACATAATCTTTAATCTATTTAATTCTGTAGCCATTGGATTTTCTTTTATTGCGGAGTAATATTTTTCCTGCCATTTGGAATATTGTCCTCCGTAGTTCTGTAGTTTGTCTCCGACCATAAACCAGATACTGTCATCACAAAACTCAACGACTGTCTTCTCTTTATTATAAACACCTTGAAGATATTCTGCATGAGCAAAAAGAACAAAAGAATAGGACAGTGCCTTCTCTTGGCTCAGTGATCTAACCTCATCAGAACTGAGCGCCATGATTGGCTCGACTTCCTCGTTTTCTTTTGCGAGATCTGCGTTTCTATCTTCAATCCAGTCATCCACCTTTGAGAGGAATTCTGTTACTTTTTGTTCGTTAGTCAAATTTTTCTCTCCATTGTTCTTCAGACTCGTCGTAATTTAATTCAATCAAAGTCATATGATTCAGTTCGCACCAAGCTCTTTTATCTTTATCTCTTGCTTGAGCTTTGAAAAACGCCATCTTATCTTTGTGAAAAAATGAATTGAACTTAAAGTGTTGTTCGCCATGCACTTCTACGACCAGTTCTCTATTTGGCACATAAAGGTCAGCATAAAGTAATGTTTTTCTAGAGCCAGTTTTAGTGCCGGGAAGCGTGACTTCTTCTAAGATTCTATCATATGGATAAATGTCTTTCAATAACTTTCTAGCTTTTTTGTGCAAAGAAGACCTATTTTTTTCACTCACCGAAGCCTGACTTCTGGAAGGATTCCACTTCCAGACTTTACCATCAAGACCGTGTATTTCCATTAGAGCATACCCTTAATTTCTTTCTCTAAGATATCAAACACTTCTTCGTTCGCCAGCAAGAAGTTGTAAAGTCTTTCTTGCCCTTGGAACTTTACTGCCTTTAAGACCGCCTCAGTATCTTCTATATTTGTTTCTGGTTTTATCTTCTTTACTACGTCTGTAAACCCAACCATAAACTCACATGTAAACCAAGCGCCAGCTTTGCCAATTAAACCCAAATCCAACCCAAGCATAATAAGTTCTTGAATCTTGTCTACGCCATGACCATATTTGATCCAGCTTTGACATTCTGTGCCGGGAGACCCCATTGAGGAACACACAATCTTCCAATTCACAGCTTGGCCTATCTGTGTGTCGCTTTGAACCCAAGGAGTGATAGATTTGACCTCCATGCGTGTATCAGCCTGATATTGAATCTTGCGCCCACAGTCTGGCATCCTTGAAGCACCATAGCCTGAAGTATTAGCAATAAAGTGTGTAATAATAATTAAAGTGGCTCGTTGATTAGGAACGATTTGTCCCATCTTCTTACAGAAGACTGAAAGAATCTTTGGAAGACCTGCTCGTCCGGGAGTCATATCTCCATCCAGTTCTTTCTCGGGCATTAGCGATGAAGTGGAATCAATAATACAGACACACCCTTCATTCTCTTTTGCGCTAACAAGCTTGACTGCAATATCCAGAAACGCTTCTGCACTAAGTGGCTCGTCTTCAGAATGGATGATTTGCATCTTTTCTTTATCTAAACCATCAACACCAAGAAGGTTCATCTCTTTTAATCGACCTTCAGCGTCAAGATAGATAATTGGACGACCTTCTTTCTGGCAGTTGGCGGCAATCTGCAAAGCTGTGGTTGTTTTGCCGCACTTCGGATCTCCGGTTAAGATAACCCAAGAGCCTTCCTTGATTCCGCCACCCAATGCCAAGTCAATCGAAGGACTGACGGTGACAACCTTGTAATCTTTCCTTCTCTCTAGAATTTGATTCCCAGTAGAAATCACATTGCCATACTTCTTAACAATTTCTTTTACAAATGCTGGATCAGCCTTCTTTGTTTTTGCCATTTGAATTCCTCAATTTAGAAAAGAGCGATTTGTTACCAAAGCTCTTCATTGGTTTTACATTTACATTATCTTCTTCTACTTCAATAATATCAACCTCTTTGGGTTTTGGCCTTGAATCTAGAAGTTTTTTGTGTTTTTTGACTTCATCTTTTACCCACTTGGGCAATGCAGAGTAAACTCGTTTGTTTTTATTTATGATATAGTCATAGACAGCATCTTCGCCAAATTCAGAAATCATTTTATAGACTTCTTGAACCTGACGTTGATACTGTTTTTTACGAGTTTTATTCCAGAACTTGTAGGGCAAAGAGCCTTTGTTTTCTCTCTCTGATCTACGTTGCACCAATATCTCAGCTATGTATTGGCCTGTAGTACAGTAATCACCCGTTGAGGGTGACTTGAACCTGCTCGTTTTGCTTCTTCGTTTCGCCATCTTTCCAAATCATCCAAGAGAGATTTTCTTGAGTAATCATTCTCTTCTGTGTAAATTCCATAAAGTCGCACTCTGGCCAACTATACTTCTTCACTTCTACTTCAAGATCATCATTTAATAAACCAAATGTCATGTGCTGGTAGGACGGGCCATCTCCAGTCACCATATCAATATCTTTTGAAAAGCCTCTAGCAATGAAAAAACCATCAAGGCCATCTTCGTTTTCAAAAACAACTTCTTCTGGCGCGCCCATCACAATTACTTGCGCCTTAGCTACACATCTACCATTTTCTTCACAGTATCTCTGCAATCTAAGCCAAGGGCTTTCAGGTACTCCGGGACGCTCATAGTCGCCCCATACAATTGTACCATCATCTAACGTGCACTTCCAAGTCATGGAAACATCTTCCATAATCAGTTTACGGATATGTTCATCTCTGACAGTACAAATCATGTTAGTCTCCCTTAATCTTATGGATAGCACCTCTGTGGCGACGAGCGACATTAATCTTGTCAGGAAGTCTTTCTTCCTTAGTTCCGTCTCCAGCCATAGAAGCCTGTTCAGTCATGATAACTGTTCCGTAGCGATTGTTTCTAGCCATTAGTTCACCAGCTTTAGGCATCTCAGGCTCTTCTTCTTCGGGCTCACTACCTGTAATAGTAGCAGAAACTGCTGGCTTTTCTTCTGCTGAATCGTGCAGTAGTTCTTCTTCGCCTAATTTTGTAAGATACTTGTCTACAGATTTCTCAGACCTGTCAAGCTCTTCTGCAATTTCACCCACAGGCAACTCTCGATTGTCCTCAATATACTGTTTTTCGCTTTTTGAAAGCGGGCCTTTCTTAGTCATTTTAAACCTCCATAAGTGATCTTCTTGCTCGTGTCAAAAAGATTCTATCTCTATTTGTTAAATATTCTATATAGTAATTGTATACGTTTTCTTTAACTTTCCTGAAGTCAAAGTATGGTCTGTTATGCATGTTTCTATCTGCACCAAAAGGGTCGAACAAATCACCTCTACCATATTTGATATAATGAGTTTTGTATTCGCCATTCACGACAATTTTAGCAAATGCATCTTTTTCTTTAACTTCTTCGCCTTTGGCTCCAATAAAGGTTGTAACCTTAGTCGGAACTTCTGGTAAATTCAGATGAGAAATATCATCATTTTCGCCTCTAGCCATCTAATTTCTCCAATAACTCTTTGATCTTTTTAATACAATCTGCTCTGTCAAAGCCGTCTATAGCTATCTTAGCTTGACGACCAATATCATATCTTGCAAGTTCTTCTTCACTAGCTGGAATAGGATCTAGATCTCCATTCCTAAGAACTTCATGCACAGCAATACCGATATGTATAATTGCTTTGTGCGGTAAGTTAGCTCTATCAACCATTACTCACCTTTCTCTATGTATTTCATTTTTTCAGCAGTAGACATCTTGTTGATTTTGTTTCTGCGTTGATTAACCTCTCGGTCTTTCTTAACCTTGTCCATATTATCAGCCTGCATCTTATCTTGCAGTTCATAGCTTCCCATCTTCTGTGTATTCCTATCGGCTAGGTGTCTTACTGTTGTAGGCTCACCCTTTACAGACACATGAGGAGCATCTAGTATAACTCTTCTAAATTTATGTTTCTTGCATGACGGACATCTTACCAAAGGTTTCTCCGAGAATCTTTGGAACACTTCTTTATAATGTCCACACTCACTACACTCATAATCGTAGGTTGGCATTTTGAATCCTTAATACAGATTGTTTATAACTTGACAAACTTTTTCTATATCTTTTATATCCATGTCGTGGTGATTTGGCACATACATTCCGTTAGAATCTACTAAACAAGAGTTTTTATGACCAACTTTGCCAAATAATTTTTGCCAAACTGGTTGCATACCAATGCTCCCAGCTATGAGAGGTCTACATTCAATATTGTTGTCATTAAGAGATTCTGCAAGCTTTTCTCTATCTCTAACAATTATTGGATAGCCCATGTTTGATACGAGATTTTGGCACGAAGAAGGCTGTGGTTTCCAGATTGTGTCTTTGATTAGTTCGTCATAAATCAAGAAATTTTCATGACGTTTACTTGCAATATTATCTATCTTATCGACCTGTCTCAGGCCAATAAATGCTTGCAAATCTGTAGACCTTAAGTTAAATCCAGCAAAGTAAAATTTATAAAGAGCATTGAACTCGTCTACATTATACTGGTTTCTATACTTTTTCTTAGAATCTTCAGATATGTCTCTATCCCACCCATGACTACGAATCATGCGAAGAATTTCTGCAAGATCATCATCATCGGTGCAAATCATACCGCCTTCGATGGTAGATATGTGATGTCCAAAATAAAATGAGAACGAACTCATGTCGCCAAAAGTTCCTAGCTTCTTGCCATGCACTTCTGATCCAAGACTTTCGCAAGTGTCTTCTATTAGCAGAACAGAGTATTTGTCACAAAGGGCTTTGACTTCTTGTATATTGCAGTCGAACCCTAGCACATGTACCAATATAAGGGCGGCAGGATTTTCAGTTTGAAATATATTCTCAAGATGACCGAGATCCAGTCCTAGATTTTGCATATTGCAGTCACAAAGTATAGGCTGAAGCCCGAACTGTATGATAGGAAATACGGTAGTAGACCAAGAGACTTGAGGAGCTACCACTTTATTGTTTTTCATTTTCCCCGATTGAGCTAAGGCAGAAAAAGCTAGTAGATTTGCCGAAGATCCAGAGTTACAAAAGACTGAGTGCTTCACTCCTAGTTTTGCAGAGAATTTCTCTTCAAACTCTACAGTTAGCTTGTTCTTCGTTAAGATAGGTTTTGTTTTCAACCACTCAATCAAAGAGTCAATATCTGCATCATCTATGATTTCTGCACAAAGTTTTATCATGCTTCTACAATTCCTTTAAGCTGTTCCAGCAAAAATTCTTGATTTACACATTCCGGTATTTTATTGTCAGGGAAACAGGGTAATGTTTGTATTTTTTTATATTCAATAGTATTATAACAAAGCTCAAGAACTTTTTCATGTAGATGTTCTAAATTTTCAAAGTTTCTGACATGTAGAAATGCTTCTTCGTTGAACTCTTCTGCAACATCTTTGCATCCCCAATAAATAGGTATTGATCCTACATACTTGGGATGAATTATTTTTTCTGTGATCCAGCCATCTGATTCTCCGTTATCAAAACAAAGATTAAACTTGAAATCAGATAGATATTCCAGCTTGTGTTTTTCATCTCCGCCAATCGACGGCATATTAGTAAATGCTCTCCCTCTACTCTCTACAAGAAGTCCATTATCAATACCAAAGTTTATAAATTTAGGATACGCTTCTTTTCTGTAGCCCATATCATTGTTAGTTAATATAGAACAGAATTTACTCTTTTGTGAAACATTAACTTGATTCGTTAACTTTTTTGCTGACAAGAGAAACGCTTGATTTCTGCCCTCTACATAGCTTTCTTGCTGATCGCCAAACCAGTTTACATACATAGCCCACAGAGGTATTCTGACATTTCTATCATCTTCAAATTTACAAGACGAAATAGAAAAGTCACACTTGCTATAGTCGGGATCTCCTGTTCTGTCTATGGATTCTACTAACCAATGAACTATCTTGGAGCTGGTAAATCCTGATGTAAACCTTTCGGGAGGTGGAGCTTGATGACTAGCCGGTGAAACCTGACAGATTACAATGTCTGGATTACTATCTGTTATTGTAACGTCGTACTCTTTTCTAAGAGTGTTTGTTATAATGTTGTCGTACTCAAAGAAGCCGCCCCACATATTATAAAATTTTAAAGATATGTTTTTCATTTGTACCTCATATAAATAGTCTAATACATTATAGAGCTACTTATCGAGTTGTACATCTATTTTCTTTAAATTTTCTGAGAATTGTTTTAGCGTGCTTACTGTTGTTTCTCTGGCAACTCTTTCTGCGGTCTCAGCGGCATAAGCTTGGACTTCTGTTGGGAGTTCATTAGAAAGCGCCTGAAGAAACGTCTCAAACTTCATGGCTGTATCAGTTTGTATTGTGTGACTATAAGAAGCACCTTCCTCTAAAATGTCTAATCTTTTGTCTAAATATCGGTTGTTATATTCAGCTCTAGCGCCTATAAAAATAACGGCAGCTAGAAAGATGCCTCTAAAAATACTTGACTGGTTCACCTTCATGTTCATTCTCATCTTCTTCTTTATTGAGTGTCATTAATATTTTGGACACGATACCACTACGAACAATATCGCTATAATCCAGTTTGCAAACACCAACACCAGAAACTTCGGAAAGTTTATCCATACAAGTCTTAAGACCACCTTGATGTTTACCTAAGTCGGACTGTCTTAGATCTCCGTTTATCACAGCCTTAGAATCTTTTCCAATTCTAGTAATAAACATTTTGATTTGTTCAAACGTAGCGTTCTGCGCTTCGTCTAAGATCATAAAACAATTATGAAAGTTTCGCCCTCTCATATATTCCAGTGGGCATAACTCAATAATATCTCTACTCCTATAAGTTTCTACCGTATTCTTTGTGAGATATTGGTTCATCTCTTCTAGAATAGGTATTAAATAAGGATTAATTTTTTCTACTAATGTGCCGGGCAAGTGACCCAAACCACGACCCGACTCTACAACAGGTCGAGTAATAATAATTTTGTCTACTTTCTTTTCGATCAAGTATTCACACGCCATTCCGACAGAGACGCTAGTCTTTCCCGACCCAGCAGGCCCAGAGCAGAAAGTAACATCAGACCTGTTTATACTCTGCATGTAAGTTTCTTGATTGCGTGTTTTAGGCCGTAATATTTTTCTTCTCTGTCTTGTTGTCTTTGGTTTTTTTGCTTGTCTTGCCATTAATTATTCTCTACTGTTATAGTTTTAATTGCTGAATCCTGACACATTGGACATATCGGCTGAGAGCCGGGCTTATGTATACCAAGTTGGTGATGGGTCATAAGGATTGCTTGAATTATCTGTGATTCTCTAAGCCTTGAATGTAAGGGTAATTCTCTGAGTTCTTTTTCTATGGGAATTTTAAGTTCTATTGCTGGCTCCTTATTCATTATATGTTTGAACATATAGAAAGAGCCCGCTAAATTCAGTAAAGATAGTGAAAAAAGTACATAAACTGCGTTCTTAAAAAATTTCATTAGAATAATTCTTTTATAATCTTACCAGAGTTGGCAATCTTCATAGGTCTGCCGTTATTACTGGTAAATGTGGTTGTTAGTGAAATGTCAAGAGCTTTGCATACTGAAGCCATCACATCTTGAGAAGTGTAAGGTTCTGTATCAACGCGCGTGCCATCTGAATTAGTAGCACCGACAGCAATACCTCCATTCATTCCACCTCCACCAACGACAACGCTCCAACTTCGTGCCCAATGGTCACGACCTGCGTTCTGGTTGATTCGAGGAGTTCTACTAAACTCTCCCATCCAAATAATTACTGTGTCTTGTAGAAGTTCTCTCTGTTCTAGATCTTCAAATAGCGCACTCATACCTTGATCTAACATAGGAAGTTTGTTATCTCTTAATGTAGCATGAATATTCTGATGATTGTCCCATCCGCCAAGATTAACCTCTATAAACGGCACACCAGCTTCTACTAGCCGTCTAGCCATCAGACAACCTTTACCAAAGTTGTTGTTGCCGTATCTTTCTTTTACATTTTCTGGTTCGCCTGCAACTTTCAAAGCATCCATCTGTGAGCTTGTCAGTACATTAAATGCTTCCTTTAGAACTGATTGATGTTCTTTTGCTAGTGAGCCTCGTCTTTGGTTTATAAAATTACTTTCAATTGCATCCAAAGCGTAAGCTCTCTGATAAAATCTCTGATCTACTTTTACATCTAGATTTCTAATTCTACCATCGCTATTCACGCTAAATGGAGCATATTTAGAACCAAGAAAACCGGCGCCTATACTTCCTCCACCCACAGAAATAAACTTGGGTATAGAAAGATCTGGTCTTGGCGACTGATGTGAGATTACTGAACCATAACTAGGATGATCTATGCTTGGGTTCGGAACATATCCAGTATGCATATAATAGCGACCACGCATATGGTCAGCTTCACGAGTACTCATACTTCTAATAATAGCAGCGTTATGCATCTGTTTTGCCATGAGAGGCATATGTTCACATATTTGCACATCTCCAGAGGTATTGATGGGACGGAAAGGGCCTCCTGTAGGCGCTCCGGGTTTTAAATCCCAGATGTCCATAGTTGAAGGGCCACCGCCCATCCATAGAAGAATGGCGGACTTCCCTTTCTTTTTAAGTTCATCTTCGTTAGCTTTAACAGTTTCCGCTAATGATAGCGCACTAAAAACCGATGTTAGAAAGGTACGTCTTTGCATGTCTTCACCTCTTAAATTATAGCATGTTGATCTGAATCAGAGTTTTGAAACTTAGCATAATTTCTATGCCAATCATATTGATGATCTTGGTACGGTGTAGGCTCATCATTATTATCATTGTAGGCATAACCGAAATCTTGCTTGAGTGAAGCAGAGCTTCCGCTACCTATGCCCATTGTTAATAAGTCTCCCATAAACATAATATTATTTCCTTGTTAAAGCTGGTAAATATTTCATTTTTAACTCCTTTAGTAAAGCTTGAGCGCCCGATAAATTCCTTTTTAGCGAACGCCCAAACTGATTCCGATGGCGCCTCTCGCCGTTGGGTCGAGATCGAAATTAACTAATGCATTTGGGGCATTTACATACCTCTGCCTTACAAATGCAGTTTGTTTCTGGACACGGACACTCATCTACACAAATTTCACAAATTGTTGGTTGGTCGCTATTAAACATCTCCTTTATCTCCTCTTTGTTAATTAAGCATAACGCTGCAACTATAATAATTGCTACTAGCGGAAGTTTGATCTTCATATGACGATCACCCCCTCTCTAAATAATAAGGTCTTGTCGAACTGTACCACCGTCCACAATTTCTATAGGACGATCTCCCGGAGCCATAAGCTCCTTATCGGAAACGATTCCGATTCTATTGTATATTGTTGCTGCCCAATCTTCTACTGTCATTGGGTTATCTTCTGGTTCACTCGCTGTAGCATTAGAGCTACCATAAACCATTCCGTTTTTAATACCGCCTCCAGCCATAACTACACTGAAAACCTTTGGCCAGTGGTCACGACCAGCGGTAGCATTAATCTTTGGTGTACGACCAAACTCGGAAGCCAAACAAACCAGCGTGGAGTCAAGCATACCTCTATCACTAAGATCTTCAATAAGGGCCGCAAGTCCTTGATCTAGTGCTGGCACTTGTCCACGAATACCATTTTCTATATTGTCGTGCATATCCCATCCACCATAGGTGAGTGTGACGAAGCGAGTTCCAGCTTCTACTAAACGGCGAGCTAATAACATGCGAGCGCCAGCAGTATTTCTGCCATACTTGTCTCGCATCGCATCGCTTTCTTTGTTAATATCAAAAGCATCTCTGGCTTTTTCACTGCTAATCAAACTATAAGCACGATCATAAAAGCTATCTACGGCATCCAGAGAGTCTGACTTTTCTTTGGTAGCAAAGTAATCGTTGACTGCACTAAGCATTTTTCTTCTTGTTCCAAACCTATTATCATTCACACTGTCGGGCAGTCTGAGATCTCGAACCTGAAATCCATCACTAGCAGGGTCTGAACCTAAGCTGAAACCTGAGAATGAGCTACTTAAATATCCAGTACCTGCATATTCATTAGGTTGGTTTGGGATGCAGACGTATGGAGGAAGGTTTTGACGAGGCCCAAACTCATGTGCCACCACTGAACCCATTGATGGGTATTGAAGGGCTGGGCTAGGTCTATAGCCAGTAAACATATTATGTGTGCCTCGTTCATGAGCTGCTTCTCCATGTGTCATACTGCGAATAATCGTCATCTTGTCTGTAACTTTGGACGTTTTGACCATCATCTCATTTAATCTAGTTCCGGGAACTACGGTTTCAATGCTAGACATTGGCCCCCTGTATTCAAGAGGAGCAAAAGGTTTAGGATCAAATGTCTCTTGATGAGCTGAACCTCCCGGCAAATAGATATAAATAACAGACTTTGCTGGCCCCTCAATGCTTTCATAAAACTTCTGGTCAGCTTGAGCTTGCTCCATGCGGAAATAATCCGATAGACTCAAACCCAAGCCACCCAAAAAACCAACTTGCAGAAAAGATCTGCGATTACTTTTGCAATTCATAAAATTTCCTTTACCACATTCTGCAAGACCAGTACCGAGCTTTCCATTTTGGGCCCGGAGCTGTATCACATTTGTGTCTTGCTCTAAAACTTCTTCTTCTTTCAGGGTTATCCCTTTTAATTTCCATATTAGGATCGCCAAATCTAACAATAACAACTTTACCAGATCCATTCTTAGTATAAACTGCAAATTTCTTTGGCCCATCAGGGGTTCTAAAAGGCTTATTTAAAGTGACTTTTCTACCTTGATATTCTGCCGCTTTGGACTTTCTTGGATGTCCTTTTGGAAGAAGGTCATTATCCTGCGTGTATCCAGAATTAGAAGGTTTACCAGTTCTGAGTAATGTCAAAAAGGCATTTACTCTAGCCATAGCCCATCCATCTCTAGACATTTTTGGCGCATGACTTGTTGAGTAGGCTCCAGCCCCTCTACGATACACAGCTTTAAGCATACCAAGAGTTGCTTTTGATCCTTTGCCTTTAGCATTATGCTCTTTCACTTTCTTAGACAGTCTTTCGGTGGTCTTTTTACTAAAAGTGATTTTACCACTTGGGTTCTTTGCACTATCAGGCTTGTTTCTTTTTGAGCCTCTCTTCTGATCTTTTTTTGGTGCGGGAGTTCTACGGGGATCTCTAGGGCCCGGTTTGTCAGACTGAGCTTTCTTAAGCTCCTCTTGACTAGGACGACCTTCTTTTTCAGTGCGAGCAGGACGGTAGCTATCTCCTTCTCTCTGCTTTTTCCTCCTAATATTTTCCCAAAGTCCGGGCTTAGCTTGTGAAACATCCCATTCTTCAGTATCTTCACCAAAATCTACATACTCAGCTTCAGCAGGAATATAAAAGTTTTCCTCTGTAAGATCTTCTGTATATCCAGTTTCATTTAAGTACTCATTAAATGCGCTTGCGTAATCTTCTTTTTTCATTATAATATTACCTTTCCTTCACCTTCTAGCAGGTATCTTGGTCTGCCAGAGTTATCAACTCTCTGTGTGCCTTTATCTATTCCAAAATGATCAAATAGGGTTGCCTGTAAATCCAAAGGCCCAACAGGTCTTTCTGTAGGACTGTAAGATCTATCAGCCTCTCCGATGGTTCTTCCTGCTGCATACTCTCCACCGAACATAAACATCGGCGTGATTGATGGCCAGTGGTCACGACCGGCATTTGCATTAATTTTAGTTCTTCCAAATTCGCCAGTTACTACCAATAATACTTTATCACCTAAACCTCTATCGGACACATCCTGTATAAAGCCTGCAATAGCTTTATCGACAGGAGGCACTCTTGTCTTTAGGGCATTTGATACATTGCTATGCATGTCCCATCCGCCATAATGAAGCGTAACAAATCTTGTTCCGTATTCTACAAGACGACGAGCAAGAAGAAGTTGTTCACCAATATCTTTTGCTTTAGTTGACCCATAGAGAGCTTTTGTTTTTTCATTCTCTTTTTCTACTGCAAATGCGTCTTTTGCAGATCCTAATATTACATCGTATGCTTGCCCCTTGTAAAAGTCTACTGAGTTGGCGCTTCTGCTTGCGACTGCGGCGGCATCAAGTCCTTTGAGCAGGTCTTTTCTTGTAGAGAATCTATCAAGTTCGACTCTTGGGGTAAGGTTGTCTTTATTGGATGGATCGAAAGGTTTATATGCTCCACCGAGCCAAGCACCTTCATCACCTTCGATTTTACCTTGCTTAACATATGTTGGTACTCCATTTTCTTGGTTGTTAGCTCCATAACATGCAGATACAATAGATCCGAATGAGGGGTACTTTGCCATAGAAGTGGTGGTTCTTTCTGGATTATACTGTCCGGTCATCATAAAATGAGTCCCTTGTCTATGAGAGGAATCTCTGTGACTAAAGGAATTTACCACATTCATTTTGCCGGTATGTTTAGCTAGTTCTGTCCAGTCAGCACCTAAATTTATGTTCGTTTTAACATCATAAATAGAACCGTTTACTGCTTGCCATTCGGTAGGCACAGTGTCTGTAGGAGCGTGAAATGTTTCAAACTGTGTTGGCCCTCCTCCAAGCCATAACCAAACAACTGCCTTATCTTCATATGCATCAAAACCTTCTTGAGAAAACGCTTTGTCGGAAAGTCCGATAGAACTCATAGCTGCGCTGATGCCACCTACCCTTAAAAAGTTTCTTCGATTGAAAATAAAGTCTAACATTTTGGTCTCCTTAATAAGTTGTTGATTGTGTTTTTGTGACTATTGATCCATTTGTGTATGGCATGTAGTCATTGTTGTCATTTGTATAAGAGAAAGACATTTCTACATTGCCTCCTCCTGTATCTCCACCCGAAAATCCAACGCCTGTACAATAATTCTTTGACCCCAAATCAAAAATTATATTATCAAATTTCAGGACTATTTGCCGATCAGGAGTTGGAAATGTGCCCATAAAAATATTGTTGTTGTCTGATATTAGTATATCTTGTTGGACTGACTTTCTAGCTATTGCGCTGATTTCACAAGTAACTTCAACAGGCGTTTCTACGTACTTATATTTGTTTTGCTCGCTTGGATTGGTGCCCTGATTTGAACCTCTCCAAAAACCCGTATCGGCAAGTTCAGAGTAGCTGACCGAAAGACTAATTCCTATTGATTGTATAACCCTAACTTTTATATTATCATCTACTGTTAGTATGGCTGCGTCAACCTCAGTTGGAAATATACTGTTTTCTGTGTCGAAGTTTTGCTTTCTCATAAGAGTTCCAGACTCTCCAAGAGCCGGAATAGAACCGGCAGACTGCTTCGTCAGGTTATTGGTAACGAGGGTAATACTTTCAGTAAATATACCATCAACAGAGAAGTTATACGAAATCTCTGTAACCAAACAATATTCAAACTTTACTGAATCGACAGAACCACTTATGGTCGTATCATCACCATAAGTCAAACCAATTTCATATTCTTTTAATCCAGTCCAGCCAGCTATACCTAGATTGGAATTTTTTAGAAGATAAGAGTCTTCATAATTGCCAGTTCCTATAGTATAGAAAGGCGTATCACCAGATCTTAGATGTCGTTCTATTGTTATTGTCACTTCTGGCTTGTTGTATCTATCTCCAAAAGCCTGAGATCTTCCGGTATCAAGTATAGCTTCAGCGTCAGCGCTATAGTCAACGCCAACGCTTTGGACGTTCTTTAAGTACGTGCCATCAACGAAGACCGCCTGACACGCATAAAAAACTCTGTTACCCATAGTAAGTACCTTTATTAAAAGTCGTCAACTAAATTTCCTACAGAATACTCAGTGACTCTAGTCTCGAAAAAGTTCTTGCATTTTTCCAGATCAATGATCTCGCTCATCCAAGGAAATGGGTTCTGTGCATTTCCATAAGGTGATGGTAAATTTAAATTGGTTAATCTTCTGTCAGCAATAAACTGAACATAATCAATAAACATATCTGCGTTTAATCCTAAGATACCATTTGGTAGAACATCTCTAGCATATGCTAACTCTAGCTCCATAGCTGTATCAATATGCTCGATGGTTTCTTTTTCCATTGCTTTTGTCCAGATCTTAGGATTGTCTTCTCTCAATCTATTAATAAGAGTTGTCCCAAAGTTGATGTGGATACTCTCATCACGAAGTGTGTATTGAATTTGCTCTCCAATTCCCGGCAGTTTGTTTTGCCTATTAAATGAAAGGAGCATAGCAAAGCCAGAGAAGAAGAAAATCCCTTCACAGATAACATAATAAGTAATAATATTACGAAGGAATTCCCTTTTCCCCTCCAGCGTATTTATATTAAAATCAGGGCGATTGATGTCAGTTGTAATGTTCATCAAGAACTCGTCTTTGGCCTTGATACTCGGAATTGAATTATATGCCTGATAAACTTCATCAATATCTAAGTTCAAAGAGTCACAAACATAAACCACAGTAAGGTTGTGGAGGCTTTCCTCATATGCTTGACGCAGAATATATTGGCGACATTCTGGATCTGTTACAAACTTGAATACACTGAGAAGCAAGTTATTGGCAACCAAAGATTCTGATCCAGCAAAGAACCCTAAGCATCTCTTCACAACTAATCTTTCATCTTCGGATAGAGAGTTAGATTTCCACTGTTCAATGTCTTTTGCCATAGAGACCTCTGTAGGCATCCAATTGTTAGCGGCTCCGTCGATGAATAAATCCCATGCCCATTTGTTTGTATGCGGCAAGATTTGATTCACAGTGGCTACTTTATCTGATATAATTTCTTTGCTTTTTTTCATTATTGACAACTCTCACATCCGGGATCTAAAATAGAACATGCCTTAATTTCTTCTGCTTGTGGCTCTTCGGTTGACTTAAAACTAACAGTTGATTTCTCAACGCGAGTGGCGGCTTTGCCTCTCAAGTAATATGTAGTTTTTAATCCGTTTTCCCAAGCACAAAAATATAAGTCATTCAAAAACTTAAGACTGTCATGTTTGTTGTAAAGATTAAGCGATTGTCCCATATCAATCCACTTCTGTCTTTCAGCCGCAGCCTTAATTAAAATTTCTGGTTCAATATCAAAAGCAGTAATAAACTCTCTCTGAATATCTTCATCCAGATCAACCGCCATAACGTCTCCGTCAGCAGTTTTTAGAGCATCTACTAGCTCTTGACACCAAATACCCTTCTTCTTAGCCATTGCAACAAAATGTTCATTGACCATAGTAAACTCTCCACTAAGTGTTGAGTACACATAAAGAACCGAGTAATCTGGCTCAATAGACTGCGAACAACCCTGAATATATGAGATGGTTGCGGTAGGAGCGATTGCCATGACATTACTATTACGCATACCATGTTTTCTCACTAATTCCCTAACCTCATCCCATTCTTCTACAAAGTTCTCGAAGTCCTCTTTCTTATACACATTATCTGACCTGTGAGTCTCTCTCTGATTCATTAAATCACAATAAGTATCTATAGGAAAATTACCTTTATCCCATTCGGAACCCTCAAAAGAGGGGTATGCGCCTTTTTCCTTAGCTAATAATGCTGACGTTTTGATCGCATGTAAAGAAATAAATTCTTGTATTTTCCCGCACAGTATGACTGCATCTTGAGAATTATACGGTATTCCTAGCTTGTGTAACACATCATGAGTACCCATAATACCAAGCCCTACAGGTCTGTGTTTCAGGTTTGACTTTTTGGCTTCTTTTGTAGGGTAGAAGTTTAGATTTACAACATTGTCTAAGCCTCTAACTGCCACCTCTACGGTTTTCTGTAGCTTTTTCCAATCAATAGTTCTAACTTTTAAGTGCGATGATAGATTGATACTGGCGAGATTACAGACTGCTGTTTCACCTACCTCGACAATTTCACCTTCTTCATAAACTGTAGGTTTGGTGTGCAGTAAAATCTCAGTACACAGATTAGAAGAATGGACTACACCCTCATGTTTATTAGAATATCTTATATTAGATGGGTCTTTAAAGGTGATCCAAGGATGTCCAGTTTCATAAAGCGCAGTAAGAACTTTCTTCCAAAGGTCTTTAGCATTAATAGTTCTATAATTATTTATTTCTCCATTGTCTGCGGCTTTCTTATATTTTCTATAAACCTTAGTAAACTCTTTGCCGTAGGTATCGTGTAACTCTGGACATTCTGCTGGATCAAACAAATACCAATCTTGGTTTTTTGTGACAGCTACCATAAAGTCATCTGGAATCCATAAGGCAGTATTCATGTCGTGACAACGACGGCGATCATCTCCAGTATTTTTTCTAAGGTCTAAGAAGTCTTCAATGTCTAAATGCCAAGGTTCAATATAAGAACATCCAGCACCTTTTCTTTTTCCTCCTTGATTGACCGCCACTAATAAGTCATTGAATATTTTTAACCAAGGAACAAGGCCTGTAGACTTTCCATTTGTGCCTTTTATGTAGCCGCCTGTAGCTCTTACGCTAGACCAATCAACACCAAGCCCTCCAGCATATTTCGACAATCTAGACTGTCCATGTAACGTACCAAAGATGCCATCAATTGAATCTCCCACTGTACTCAAATAGCAAGAAGAAAGCTGAGACCGTTTTGTCCCACTGTTAAACAGTGTAGGAGTAGATGGAGAATATCTAAACTCTGACATCATATTATATATTTCGAGAGCCTTCTCTTCTTTATTATCCCCCTCTGCAAGACATAGACCCATAGCTACTCGCATATAAAATGCTTGAGGGGTTTCCATTCTCTGTTCATTTAGGTGGATAAAATAGCGATCATAGAGGGTTTGGATGCCCAAGTATTTGAATAGTTTGTCCCTTGATGGAACCATATTCTCAGCTAGGTAATCAAGATCATAAGAAAGGAGTCTATCACTGAGCCTCTCTTCTTTTACTAACCTTTTGATGTTTTTCACAAAAGCTTTTTTGTACTGCTCTTCAAAATTTTCACTACCTACGTCTTCGCCAAACACCTCTTTATAAAGATTGTTAAGTAGCATCCTCGCAGCTACATAAGCATAGTTTGGTTCTTTTTCTATCTTAGAGCGAGCAGATAATATCAGCGCCTTGTTTATTTCTGATGTTGGTATCTTATTGTAGAGTTGCAAACTAGCATCAAGAACTACTTCGCTCACAGAAACATCTTCAAGTTCATTACAAGCCCTTTCAACGCACTCATTTATCTTGTCTAAACAAACATCTTCTAGTCTACCGTTGCGTTTTTTAATTTTTATATCTTGGCTCATAAGTCTCACTGGAATCAAAGGTTAGTGTAAGTGTATAAAAAAAACGACACTTATAACATACAGAGATAGGAACTTGTCTACTCTAAGTTTATCCCTGTGCCTTTCGGCTTGTCGGGGTAAGTGTCGTTTAGCCTGTTTTCCAAAACTGGCTTTTTATTCCCCAACGACTGTTAAATTATAGTGTTCGTTGAGCGGATTTGCAAGATCTAATTAATGACTAACCGCCAAAAAATGATCTTTTTTCGTCGTCACCATCTTCGTCTTCCGAGACTGGCTCTGGAGCCGGAGCTGGTGCTGGTACTGGGTCTTTTTTAACACCCAAAGCTTCCGCCATAGCGGTAAATACTTCAACAAGCTGTTCATGGTTCTGAGTGCCAAGAATAACCTTATCTAACATATCTTTGATTACAACTTTGTCCATTTCTAAAATCTCCTATTTACAATTATGAATGGCTTCTATTATCTTTTCTGTTACAGACAACTGTGTCTGATGAATAGATTCTTCTAACTTGTCCATCTTATTATCAATCTTAGTCTCCAATCCGTCAACCTTATTCTCTAAAGAATCCAATCTTCTTGATATAGAATCATTGACTTTTTCTTCTAACATTGCTAACTTACCCCCATGCTTGACTATAGTTCTAAGAACCCAAGCAATAAGAGGTAATGCGACCATGCCGAAAAACTGCGTAATTTCTTTTACTAACTCCCATGTATCTTCCATAGCGATCACCCCTAAAAAAAATAAGGGGAGGGAAACCCCTCCCCTTGTAAAACTCTAAATTGTTATTACATACCAGTGATGGCTTTGTAATCGAAGAAGTCTCCGCCACTGCTTACGCTTAGTGTTACGAAGTCTACCTTCAATACTAGTTCACCCGGAATTGCGCGAGTTGGGTTACCAGCATTGTCTGCTGTTCCCTGTACATCGCTTCCTGTTGTTGCGCCAGCCATAGCAGTACCATCTAGCTCTGCTGGAGATGCTGCTGCGGTGCCGGAAGAATTCAACCAGTTAATACGCATGTTGGTGATCGTAGCGCCACTGTCAAGAGTACCAGTCCAGCTGAACTGATTTTGTCTCCAGCCAGTAAGTAGCTTGGCTCCGTAATCGCCTTGGAATGTAGCAATAGACTTTCTGTTGTCCCCTCTGCCCATAGTGAGTAGCTGAGTTTTAGATACGCCAGAGAGAGTTGAAGAAGATCTAGCAATAACGTATTTGCCCTCTTCGCTGTAACCAAAAGTACCAGCAGATAGAGCTTTTTGTACGTTGTAAATACCGCTAGCTGTGACGCTTGGTAGCATGTTGCTATCTGGGGCTACTGCTACACCGTCTAAAAGAGTAAGACTTTTTGTTATAACGTCACCAGTAGTGTCGTTACCTAGAATTGTACCACCCTGTGTTTGCGAAACAAAAGTCCCGCCAGTTGTGTTCTTTAGGTGGCTGTTGTTGCTTGGAACTGCCATTATACATGACTCCTATAAAAAATAAAGATATTTTATTCCCACATTTGTCCGTATAATAATCCAAGTCCTACTATATATTACACAAATTGTCAAGTATTTTATATGATTTTATTCTGATTCCATAGATATTTGATTTATAAAAAATATCATAATGATCTTGGCTTAGTATTGGAGAACAGCTAACAACAGGCATATCTATCTGGTCTTCTATTGTTTTGCAACATATTATATTATCTACAATGTCATCTACCATTGTTCCTGTTCCAATAACTATCTCGGAAGAATTGTTGGATTTCAGGCAATAACACAAGTCCATTACAAATGACCAGTCAGAAACCCTGTATTCTATTACAGGACGAAGAGAGATGTCATATTCACTACAAGCAGAAGCACAAGACTTGAAGTCTTTTCTTATACTAGCTAAATTAGATGCTTCTAAATCATTTCTATTTATAACTAAGTCAATGCTTTTGGCTCCTCTTCTTTTTGCTAATATTATATCGTGTATTCTCACGTTTGTGTCGGATATACCGTATGGGTAATCCACAATAGCAGAAAAGTTCAGATGCTCCTTTATTAGCGATTCATCAATTCTAGATAGTAGCCCTGACGGAGTGCAGATCGTATCTACTTTGCTGTTTGCAGAATTAAATATACACTCCAGAACGGAGCTGTAATTAGCTTCGTTACACAAGACTTCTAATTTCATTAGTCATTGTCCTCAAATATCGCTAGTGCGCTGTTGACGGCTCTACGTGCAGTCTCTCTACTGTAACCGTTCTTCTCTCCAATCTCGACCATGGTCATTCTGTCGAGGTAGCGTTGCTTTAGAATCTTCTTCTGGTCTTCATTGAGGTCTGAGAGCAGGACTTCAATGTTTTCTTTTGGAGTGTGGCAGATGTCAAACGGTATGCCATTCTTCTCTCTTCTTCTAATTCTAAGCTGGTTCATCATCGCATAGTTGAGTTGTTGATACAGAAAGGTTGTAAATTTAACACCTCTAGTTTCATCAAAAGAGTTCAGGCACTTCCACAATACTTCTAGCCTTAAAGATGAGATGTCATCTGGGTCAACACTTTTACAATATTTTGCGCAAACAGAATCCATAATTTTTTTGTAATCAATATTTTCTAAAGCTTCGTTTAGATCTCTAGTCTTCAATTTAAGATACTTCTTCATTCTTGCTCCTTAATATGGTTCCACCAATTTTATCACGTAAGTTTTCAAATTTATTTAAATCATTCAAATACTCATCGTTTAGTGTATCTGACATGATATACTCAATTTCTGCCGTTGGACTAATGAAGATAGCCCAGTAAGGCTTTTCAGAGACTTGATTTTTTACCATCTCAATAGTTTCTTCTACTTCGAGAATGATGTCATCTCTTCCTGATATTGTATCTTCTATATCGAGTTTTACAAGTGTAGAATTGAAAAGTTTTCCAATTCCAATAAACATTGTGTATCTCGATAATACTTTTATCGCCTCAACCCCTTGAATTTCTTCAATCTTTTTTACCATATTTTTAGTAATATCAAAAGAAGTATAGCAGAACCAACAGTCCCATCTATTAGAAGGCTTTAACATTGATTCTGCGGCGAACAGGCCATAAGGAGTATATAGCACTTTAGGTTGTGGAGGTTCAACTGGAGCATACTTTAGCATATTTTCCATCATCTCTAACTCTTCTTCTGTTAGGTGATCTAGAAAATTTATTGGTTCTTCAGAAAGAATTTCATCAACTATAGCGTTCCAGCTTTCCCAAGCTATCGTGGCTTTTTTAGACATTTTTTGTACTCCACGTTTACTGTTTGAACTTTAGTCTTATATATAATACACATTATTCAAACTTAACAGCGCTAGGTCTTACAACCAAATCGCAGTTTTTTGATTCTTCCTTGAAGGAGTCATAATAAGTAAGGAACGCTAAAAATTGATCTTCTCCACCACCATTGTCGGCAGAGCATTGTCTTTCAATCTCTTTTAGTATTTCCGTTTCATACTCTCCAGAATTGACTTTATATAATAAACTAGCAAAAGCTGAGATGTCTTCTAGAGAGTTTCCCCATCCGCATTTAAAATATATATCATAAGTTTCCGGTTCTACGAATACAGTAAAATAAGAACTGCTAGAAACAGAATCTTGTTGTGGTAAATCTGGATATTGATCTGACATACCTTTCTCCAATTTTGTTTAAGTTGTCGGTGTTATTAAGATTCAGCATTTTACCTTTTATACTAAACCCTGCAACATATGGAAAATGACAGTAGTATACAACCTCAAACTCGTCTTCTGAAACTCTACAAAAGTCAGCTAGCTGATAGTCAAGCCATTCTGTATCATACTTAATATATTCAGATGATAGTTTGCCTAAACATTCTGGAACATCTTCATTATAAAAGTATCGGTTTATAACATTGCCATCTTGATCCAAAAGTAAACTATTTCTAGTTGCATCTGCTATGTTTTTTGAATTATCGAAAGTCACCGGCAAGATCGACAGTTTAATCTTCATTGTTGCTTTCTTCCGCTTCTTGCGAAGCTTTTAAGTATTGAGCTTTTAATTCTTGAACAAACTGAAAATTGCCTCTAGCATCATTATAATCTTCTAGAGCGTTTCTAAATTCCTCAAAGATTTGAGGGTGTTCACCAATACCGGCAGGATTTGACATATACACTTTCATTGTTAAACCGGCTTCGTCCATCTTAGCTTTGTAGTGAGATTCTGCTGCCGATATAAAATCAATATTCATCTTGTGTTCCTTATTTAATAAAAGAGCCTAGCGCTTCATGCGCTAGACTCAGAATCATGATTCTCAAATATGTCTACTCCGTTGGACGAAGAGAATCACCCACAATCCATGCGATAGCTACAGCCACAATGCTGGTAGCTGTTTCTGGTGGAATGCCGATGACATCTTGGAGGCATACAGTAACAACTGAACCAACTGCCGTCCAAAAACGTTTCGACTTAACCAGACCTTTAATTTTATCTACCATTTTTCTTCTCCTATAAAAGATATTGGTTGACTAAAACATTGTAACATATTTCTACACAATAGACAAGTCTATTCTAAGCCTTTTATGAATTTTTTAGCCGAGTTCTCCCAAGAAAACTCTTTAGCGGTGTAAATACCGTCAATATTTGTTTCCAGATTTCCTTCTTGTTTTAACGTGTGTATCGCTCTCATGTAGGTAACAACTTGTTCTAGCTGGTTACTACCCAAAGAAGCCCATGAGCCTTGACCATGAAACCAAACTCCATCTTGAGCCGGTTCAAGATTGTCTATCGAAACCAAGTGACAATTCTTTGCATTGCAAAACTCCGTGTGTGCTGAATATTCGGTAGCTATAACATGTTTGCCACACGCCATCATTTCTAAAAGTTCCAGATTCCAGCCTTCAGCTCTAGCAGGAAAAACTCCACAATCAGCTTGTTTCATAACATTGTAAACATCTCTGTGTGTGTTCTGTCTCGGTATAATCCTGATCTTATCACCAAGAGGAGATTCTTTATAAAGTTTTTCCCATTGTGATTGTTGCTCAGGTGAGTAGAAGGGATTGCTACACATCATCCACAATTCAACTTCATCCGAGTGGTCAAATGCGGCGTTAAAACAATTCACTAGTATATCATGACCCTTTCTGACTTCCCATTTTCCGCAGTTGAAGAATACCGTTTTTGGTCTAGTAGAATCGTGAGGTTTGAAAATTTGCGTATCTACACCAAGAGGCACCACTTTAGTTTCAACTCCGGTTTGTTGTTCTACTATTTCTTTTGCCCATTTTGAGCAGGTGAAAATTCTGTCATTATATTTTATGCTTTGTTTTTCCAGCTCGTTAAATCTTTCAAGCTCGAATATAGGAAAACCAACGTGCATACCTTTTCCGACGTGTCCATGTAATTCATGTTGATGCCATATTTTGACAGAAGGATTCTTTTCATGACATTCTTGCATGGTGATCTTTTGTATAAACGGATCTGACATCTCCGGTTTGCCAATCGGAAGATAGTTTACCTGATTGCCCTGCGACAATAAATTCTTAATTATATTATAACTTGCGATGCCATATCCGAGATTGTTTATAGGCGCTGTAATATTAATCATTTTGACCTCTAGCTATTTTGTAATAATGATAAACATTTCCAAGATCAACCTTAGAACTATCAAAAATGTCGTTATCTAAAACATTTAGGAAATCTTTGTGTAGTTTATTGTTTTCCATCCATACGGCATGGTCTTCAAAGACTTCGCGCTTCCAAGTTCCCCAGTCTGTTATAATTGAAAAATTCATCTTGTCTACACCGTCTAATGAATTAGCCAACTCAACACATGCAGGCATCTCTTTATAGTTGTTCTTTTGTACTACTGAGTCAATCCTAAGTATGTTAATTTTACCTTCAACTCTCAATCTTGACAACATTTCTATGTTCTTCATCAGCAAGTCCCAATCGCCACCTATACGTATCTTATCATAAGTTTCTTTAGTGGCAGCGTCGATAGACACAATTACCTGATTGATATTGTCATGGCACTTGTGTAGCATGTTCCACATTTTTTCAGTAAGCATGACTCCGTTTGTTTGTAGGTTTATCATTATTTCTGGGTGCTGTTTCCCATCAAAATTTATCAAGAAGTCCCTGAAAACTTTTGAGCCGAACGGATCGCCAGAGCCAGTGATGTTTAGCGAAGTATGACCTTTTGGTTGCTCGTTTAGAACAAAATCCATTATCTTGTTTTGTATCGCAACAGCATCATCATATTTCTTTCCCGAAGTATGAAGTATCGAACTTATCCTACAGCTAGGACATTTTAGATTGCAAGAATCGTCCCACAAAAAGTTGACATGTTTAATTCTATCCATGTCAGTAATATTGTTTTCTATTATATGCTTATGTCTTTCTTGTGTGACATCTTCTCTTTTAGGCAGCGCATCAACATTTTGTAATCTCGGACATGTCTTTTTGTTGCAGTAACTGAATGAACCGTCTAAAATCGAAGCTCTAATATTTTTTGCTTTATCAGAATTGAGTATCTCTGTTATTGATGACTCGTGTATATTCCCGATGCTTTCATCCATCCAGTAGGAACAGCAGGTTCTAACATTCCCATGCTCATCAACTTCAAAATTATCGAAGGGTTGTTCGCAGAAAAGCGCTGAAGTGTCTACGATTGGAAGAGAACTATTATCAGCATCTTCGTATATGTCACTTATTTTAGTTTTTTTTTGATCGTTGAATGGGTCATAGGTCTCAAAGTCAACCCATTCCTCTCCATTCCATATGATATTTAGCCTGTCGGTTATGACAACATCAGTCCCGTACATTGTTTTAATGAAATTAGAATCTATGAAGCGCAGTTTGCCATCATAGAAAACTTCTTTGTATCCATACTTTTCAAGGTTATCATCTAGTTGTGATATATCTACATCATTTAAAAGGTTAAATAACCCGCCCAAGTTAACATGCATCATTTCTGAATTATGCACTAGATGCGCTCTAACATGTTTATTCAATTCAGGGTCAAAAACAATATCAAGCAACTCTTGGTGTCTTGGGTGTTTCTTCTCTTGAACTGCTCGGTAAAACCAAGTCTCAAAGAAATCTGGTGAACCTATCAGGAAGTCAGGCTCATAGGTTTGAAACTGAACACATTTCACATCATACTTTTTACAAAGATCGACAAACTGTAACACTTCAGAAAGATTATCATTCTGCACAACAAAACTTGTATTGAAAGTTACTATCTGACCAGTAGCCTGAAGGTGCTGTGCGAATTCCAAATTTTCTAAAAGCATATTCCAATCGCCACCTTTTCTGACAACCTTATATGTTTCTTCGGTTGCGGCATCAATTGATATAGAAATGTGCTTTATCTTTTCTTTTGAATAGTCACTTAGAGAGTCCCAATACTTCTTCATCAGAAGCCCATTTGTCAATATTTGAATTGTCTCTAGATTTGGAGCGTCTTCTTCTTTCAGTGTGCGGAGGAGGTCTCTGAATACAGGACTAGCAAAAGCATCTCCAGAGCCTGTAATACAAAAAGATTTTGCATTATGGAAGGCTTCTTTCTTTAACTTGTCTTGTATATTTAGAATCTGCTCGCGCTTTTTGCCAGACTCCATAATTAGCTCTAGCCTACAAGATGGACATTCAAGATTACACGATCTATCATATCCAAAGTTTATGTCTAACGGCGTATGATCTAGTTTTGTTTTACCCTCAACAATGTCGTCATGTATAAGATCCCAGCCTCTGTGACTATTAGTGTTTCCTATCTGATAAAGAGTCTGAACGCAGTGAGTCTTCGTTTCTAAGTGCGGACATACTTCTCTGTTGCAATACCTGTAGGAGCCATCAAGAATTGATCTTCTCAGCTCTTGAGCCTCTTCACTGTTCCATACTTCTTCTACTGACTTGTCTTTTATATTGCCAATTTCATAATTATTAATCCAAGACGGACAGCAACAACTAACTCTACCGTCGTCGTACACTTCAAAAAATTCAAAAGGTCTTGTGCAATAATGTTTTTCATTCATTTTTCATAACCAAAATTAACAAAGTCATATTTATACATGCTATATATTATATCTTTGGACTGCTCATTGTACACATCCAAATAGTTAGGCTTGTTTGATTTATTATAATGGATAGGCACCTGTATCTCAAGCTCTTTTTCTAATTTTTCAAGATTTTCATATCTGTATATTTTTATATCTTCAAAAGGCTCATAGCAAAAATCACATACCCAGTTTGACTGAGGTAGAAAATGACACGTAGTCTTCATATTTGTATTGTATGTATCTACAACTTGACATGGTGGTAGTTCCTGAAGTGATAAGTACTTTATAACAAATTCGTTAAAGTCTGCAAACTGCTTTGCCTGTCTTGAGAATTCTATATCCGCAGAGTGATGAAGGTTATTGTTAGTAATAAACCAGTATGCCGAAAAAATTCTGTCGTAAGGATTTCTACAAATACAAAACTTTTGATAGTCTGATCCTGAGAAATCAATATAGGCTTTGTGGTGGTAAACAGGACGTTCTGTTTCCTGAAGTGCAGCGGCAATTGACAGCGAAGCATTTTTTGGTATTGCTATAAAAGCGAGTTGTCTTTTATGGTCTAGCATAATATGTTTTCTAGTTTTGTAGTCAGGTCATTAGCAAAGTAACTGCCGTTGATCCATCGTTTGTCCATGTTTTTGAAATGCTCGTGAGCTGCGAATATCTTATCAAAATCACAGACTAATTCATAGGCATGATCCAAACTGTCAAAATACAGAGGGTAATCCTCACCGCAGTATTCTACCACTGCTGGATGCCTGTTCACCAGAAGTGGAGTGTTCCTAGCAATACATTCAATCACAGCATTATTGGCAGATGAATCGTACAGGTCAAGAAATGCAACACAGCTTGTTAGCATGTCGTCAAACTCTTCATTGCTAACACGTTGAAGCATCTCAACTCCAGACCATCTAGACTTATTTGCAAATGGATGTTTCAGACTTCTTTTTTCTACGCTCAATAATTTGTTTGCATAATCATAGTCGCTAGGTAGCCACTTCTTAAAAAATGGATACGGAACATTTACCTCACATATGGAAAACATTCTACGTAACCAATATCCTATTTGTAATAAAATCGGCCTTTCCTTATATAGAAACTTTTCCGGTTCCCATTTTAGTATATTTGTAGCGGTAGGATGTTTAACTGTTATAACTGGGACATCACATTTGTCTCTAACCCACTCCGCAAGATACTCAGAAAGGCATATTAAGGCGCGACAGCTTTCAAGTGATTTACGAAAAACATCTCTAGTGAAAATGGCATCAGGACTATTGTATGTATCAAACCAGTCAGGAGGATTCGGTGGATTATGGGCAAAGCCTATCCAATCTCTCGTATACGGGATTTTACTAAACTTACTATCATAATATTGTTCCATTTTCCAAGAGAAATTGTCCTCGATAAAACCATCGACATAAATGCCGTGTTTAGAATGAAATGGTAGCAAGGAACTTATGCAATACTTCCACCCACTTCTGTGGATGCCAAAGCCTCCACAGTCTGATACATCTAAAGAAATCATTATAAATTAATTCCAGACAATCCTTCAAACAGTCCTGATTGATACGAGCATTTAACCATAGCTAGTTTCTCTGCGAATATTTTGCTTTGCTCTGTACCATCGCCCAATGTAAAAGTCAACCTACCTAAGACCTTGTGGTCTAAAGATTCTGGTGTTTCAATAAACTGTTTCCAAATTCTTTCAAAGTGGGGCATCTTCTTAAATCTTATATTCATCGCAGCCAAGAAACCTTGTTGATAGAAATAGTTTGAAATTGATTTAAGGGAAAGCTCCTCCTCGGAAAGCTTTATCTTTGTCGATAAAAAGTCAGAATGTATTACCTCTGCCATATTAGAAGCAGAGAGAACAAACGCCCTATCGTTATTTATAAAGCCTTTGGGTGATGAAATCGGTGAGATGCCGCCTCTTTTATTGTATACGCTGGAGTTTATGGCTATATTGTAACAAGGGGGAAAGTTGTCGGGTTCAGAAGTTATGTCACAAACCAAATTTTTCGAGTACTTTCTAAGTTGATATGAATGACAGTATTTCATTATGCTTTTTGTAAAGGTGTCTTCTGAGATCGCAGCATACTTTGGTTCAATGTCTCCACATAAAATTGAAAAGTCTTTGACTAAAGATGATAGACAAAGAAGGTCTTTGACGTATGTTTTAGATACAGAAGAATTCTCTAGAAATACCAAAGTTATAGCTGAATCGCTTGATGTAGGAAGTTCTGTAGGCGAGCAACTCTTAATAGAATAAGATAAATTGTTATCATTTAACTGCTTTTTAATAACAGGCTCTAGACTTGATGTCTCGCTTTTTCCATCTTTGATTAAAAAAACATTTATGTCTTTCATTCAACTTCTCTCAAAAAAAAATGCGCCACCTTAACTATAGGGGAAATTAAGATGGCGCTAAAGTGAGGATACTGCTGGGGGAGCAATACCCAAAACAAATTCAGGAACCATTATACTATAACTTTGTCTGGGTAAAACTGCCCAAAAAAAAATTCGCCGTCGCAAAAACCATTGTCAGGCTAGTTGCGGTAGTACACAGGTTTCCATCCATCAACTTCATAAAACGTAGGGTCATGCCAAGTTTTGTCTTCATAAAACGCTGGATATACTATATTATTTTTACAGCCTAGCGCGCCAATAAACCAACTGTAAGACCCGTGACTTAATATTTTGTTCGTAAATCTCGAACCAAATTTTAATGTTTCTTCTTTTCCAGCATCATATATTTCAAAGTCAAATTGTTTGGCAAAATTTTTAACTGTGTCGCTGTGAACTTCATTTGATGTAACATACTTCTTAAAAGGGCTAATCTTAGGACGGTCAGATATGGCAATTTCCGAATATACTTTCCTAAGGGCAGGTTCATAATAGTCCATACCGAGCTGAAACTGTGAACCAAGATCACCAAGTCTCATGTGAACAAAAATACCCTCTATGGGTTCTTGATTAATTACTTCTTCCTTGAAAACTAAATCTAAGTTATCTACAACAAAGTTGGCTGCGTTTTTACATTGTAGATATTCATTATTTGAACAGCTAAGGCTCATAATTTCTGGATATATACTATATTTGTCATCTTCTACATCAACAATTTTTAATTTGTTTTGATCTAAGAACTGAAAGATAGAAGCTGAGTAATCTCCTCCGTATCTTGCAAAAGATATTTCTCGATTTTGTTGAGCCGAAAAAATAGAATAGATACTACATATAAAAAGTTTGTTGCAAAACAAACCGGCATTAACTGGAACTACAAACATGATTTCCTCAAAACAAAATCCAAGCTCCCAAAAACCATTGTCAGCTTAGTTGCGGTTGTACAAAAGTGGAGGTGGCGGGATTTGAACCCGCGTGCCACATAATATTATTATTAACTTCTACATGTTTAGTATAATTATTATCGTCCATCATACTAGACTATCCAAGTTATCGGAGTCAAACAAATTATTGTTATCATATATATTTAGTTCAAGTATATAAACTCTAGCAAAATTATCTGCGTCATCACTATTTGGTTTGCGGGGCTGTGATACCCGTGCCGCTAGGCGGCGAGTGCGAAATTCTCTTCTACACTTAAAAAAAATGAGAACGATTTTTTAAGTAGCCACTCGTTCAACTACTACATGCAATCAATAACTTTATTACTGGTCGATCCCAATTCACCCCCTTGAAATTATTCAGTTTCTCTTCTTAGCTTTTCATAGTAAATTTCTTCACTAGCCATAGAAATTAAATCACCATCAACAAATGCTCTTGACTGGTTAATACAAACAGCGAGCCTTTGTTTGTTGTCTGGATATTCTTCTTTCATCTTATCGCTGGACATGCAACGAGGCATAAAATCCTTAGCTGATTCGTTGTCATTTCTAGTTGGTAGTGGCATTATCTTCTCCTATTTTTATATCTGGAAACATATCATATTTTACATCTTCAAATATTGCTGAAGCAACAACCATTGAAGCGTCATTGTCTGAAGGGTAGTGTACTCCCTGTAGCATCCTAGCTTCTCCAGCTAGATTAGCAATGCGGTAGAAGTCGGAAGTGTAATCTGGGTACATCGTACTTAACATCGCAGCGGAAAACGCCGCATAAGCCGTATGACCAGATGGATAAGCTGGAGTATGATGCGTTTGCGTCTTGGTAACTTCGATACTAAAACGTAACTTTCCAGCAATATCATAAGGTCTTGGTCTTAAAAACTTATATTTGAGTTGCATGATTACAGGGTCTAAAGTATTCTTATAATACTCATCAAACTTCTCTTTTGGAAACTTCAACCCGTGTATTTTAAGAACTGGCATGAAGAGATTGTTAGGATCATCATCAACCATCTTTATGAGGTCTAACTGCCTCTCTGAAAGGTTGTAGGTTATCTTAGATAGGTACTCTAATTCTTTTCTTGTAACGTCACTAGAGTTCGCTGGAGGCTCTGGTAGCAGGTTCATGTAGTCAATGCTTACACCTTTAGGTTTCATCTCCAAGACCCTCTTATCTTTGTCCGATAAAGGCAGAGGATTGATATAATAGGTCTTGTCAAGGATTCCATCATTTATGACCCTGTTTATATCTTTGATAATATTATTTTTAGATGTCATGTTCATACTCACTCAAGATTTCACTATTGGTATTATATCCACAGATTGGACATTCAAAGACATAAGTTCTTCCTGTGGGATTTTCTAGTATATCTATTAATACACAATCTTCAGTATCTATCTCGTCTTGACAACAAGAACAAAAAAAGAAATTAACCATAAACCTTCTCCCAATCAAAGAATCTCCATCTATTTAAGTGTTTTGCGTCTTCATCTTCATTAACGTGATTCAGGTATTCAAGCACTTCACTCCAGTTGGAAAACACCATTTCATGAGGAATCACACCAAACAACCAGTTTGGAAGATTGTGCTTGCCCTGCTGACACATTACGATTACAGGCTTTTTCTGGCTGATTGCTACAGCGGCTTCATGATATGAGCCACACAGGTGAGCATCTACATCAATGCTCATTACTATGAAGTGAGCAATATCAACCATTCTAAGGTCTACGGCACAGATTGGTTTCATATATTCAGTAAGCTCATCATACTTCTGCGCGCGTTTTAGATTATTTAATATATCTCTAGTCTCTTCGTTCTCCAGAGCATAATCGCTTGGCTTGTCACATGGATTCAAAACACCGATTCCAAGCTCCTTGAGTTTAGGAGTAATATTACCTCTCCATCCAACGCCTCCATCTTGGACACGATCCATAGCTCCGCACAAGTAACACAAAGAGTTTTTCAATCTATTCATCTAAGCACCCCTAATAAAATCCTGAATCAAATCATCCGCACTAGTATACATTTTATCTTTACACAAATCTCTGATTTTATCTTTAAGTTCTGTTGGTTTGTAGCCAAGAGGCTTCAATGCCTCATGAGCTTCTCTGATTATTTCTCTGCTAGTCGTGGAAATACCAGACTGCTGAGGCTCAGTTTCGCTAAAGACATGTTTAGTAACCCAGTCTCTCGCAGATTTATTGCCAGACATAGCATCAAACATTGCTGATTCAACAATCATATCCCATTGCTGCTCTCTGCACAAAGTAGGTTGTACTGACTGTGAAACCTCTACTGCTTTGCGGCTAGACATCCACGAAAATAGCTTCATGAAATTCTGAACTATAGCCGGAAGAAAAAACAAGCCGACTACAAGCATGATAAACTCAGCGTTATAAGCTCCTGTGTGTGACATTTTATCCCCTGTTAATCATCCATTCTTTTATGCCAATTGGACTTTTGCTAAACTTGTATTGATTGATCCAGTCTTCCAGTTCTACTTTAGGTTTCCATTCCAACAAATATCTGGCTTTATTTATATCAGCCAAAGTTACTCTAGCCTCACCGAGTCTCTCAGGTATATGAGCATACTTTACACCAATCATTTTTGCAAGTTCTAAAACAGAATAATTTTTGCCAGTACCAATATTAAAGGTTTGACCCCATATGTTAGTCGCTTCACTATTCATTGCTAAGACGTTAGCCTCAACAGCGTCGGAAACATGCGTGAAGTCTCTTCTCTGTAAGCCGTCACCAACAATGGTCATTGGTTCCCCTGATTCTACCTGACGCAGGAAGATACCAACAACAGGAGCATACTGACCTTTAAGTGGCTGGCGTTCCCCATATACATTGAAGTATCGTAGTGTTAATGTCTTCAGTCCAAACAGTTTAGTATACATATCACAGAGTTGCTCGCCGCAAGTTTTTGTGACAGAATATGGATTCAAACAATCGTTTGGCATGTCCTCGGTTAGTGGAGGAGTGTTGGATAAACCGTAGGCAGACGATGTAGACGAGTAGATCACACGCTCTACACCGTTCTCCCTAGCGGCCTGAAGTACGTTACATGTCCCAACCACGTTTGTTTGTGCAGACCTGATCGGGTTCTTGATGGCTGGTTGGATTCTAGCTTCAGCCGCAAGATGAAATACACAATCAACGCCCTTGAACAAAGGATAGATATTACTGTAGTCACAAATGTCAAACTTATGATTGTCTGCCTTGTCATTCCAATAAAAATCTTCATTGCATGTTGCAGACTCATTGTCGATAACTACAACTTCATTTCCATCTTGCACTAATCTATCAACGAGATTGCTCCCGATAAAACCAGCACCACCAGTAACAATACACTTCATACTAAACTCCTACACCCTGTCCCTTCAGGACTGTTGATAAACGCTCAAGTCGAACACGAATGTCCTCTTTCCAAGCATCATTATACTTTACGACACTAACATTATCAACTGTAGAACCCAAAACTTCAACCGATTTATCGAAGACATCTTCAAAGATTGCAACTACTTCGTAGCGACAGGCTCGTAGCTTTTGAAATTTAGCATCGCTTGGGACACTAACAACATCAGCAGGATTGACTTTGCAGATAACGATCTGGTTTCCACCGTCACCATCATTGTCGTCATGATTATCCAAGTTGATACCGCCATAGCTGGTAACATAGTCGATAGCTCCAACATGAAGACCTGCACTACAGTGTTTATTGCGATTGCTATCAACCTTAGAGCGATCAACCTCAACCACTTCGCCAACACTATTGTCAATCGAGCCACTGTAAATATCTTTGAAGTCTGGACGCACAGCCTTGTAAGCCAAGAAGTGACCGTCTTGTGTGATCGGTAGATTCTTATTCTGCATGAAGTCAAACAATTCTAGGATAGATTTGTCCGATGGATTATCGTTTAGATTACACATAAAGTTCAGCATAGAATCAAAGTCAAAGCCTTCCTTCTTCATATCTAAGATGCGATCAGTAAATAGTTCTGGCATTGGAATCCCATTCCAGTTCAGTGTTCCATTCTTGACATGCACATAGCCATCACAGAAATGTTCTACTGAAGATGCAACATCGTATGCCGCTTCAAAGTGTTCTACATTGCCACTCTTCAAATGACGAATGAGAGCATTGTAATTATGATGGTTCTTGTCAAAAGTATATGCCTCGCCACCAACAAAAGCATTTACTACACCTGAATCACTAATGATATATTTCATATCACACCTCCATACTATCAATATAACTTGCAATAACTTGTAACTGTTCATCCGACATCCAGCCCGTAGCAAACTGTAACATCGGATACTTCTCTACTATACTATCATATAATTCGTCAGTATCAAGTGACTCACTTGAATTTTCTTGCAGATTCTCTGCAAAATCTGTCCATACTTTCAGACGTTGCGCTGTTTCTTTCAACCTTGACAGCAAGTCCTTATCGACGCTGTAATCTGGATGAAACAACTTAGAAAACTCGTAGAAGTCTCCACGACTACTCAGCAGTGGATGTAACTCTTGCAGTGTAGCTACACGCCCTGTATGTTCGTTGCCGATAGACCACTTTCCAGTGGATGAATTATGGAGCAACGTAAGATCGTTAGTCATGATGACAAGCTGACGCTTGATCTGGTTTTGAATATATTCTAGTCCGTCTTGCCAGTTATCCCGCTCTTCGAGCTTCATGGTCTTGGCTTTGGATGGAGTTACATAGAATAACTTCTCACTTAGGTGACTCGTATCAACACCAAGCGAATCCAAAACATTCAGAGCCGATTTGATATAACGAGTACCAACATTGTAACCTTTGATCTCCATGTCACCTCTGGTCTGGATAATATAGTAAGCATCCTCTTCTTTAACACCTACATTAAAAGTGCCTTCATACCAGTCATTGTAGCCTTCACCTTTAGACTTGTATAGGCCATCAAGACCAGCAACGTATGATGAGCTAGATGTAGTCTTAGATAATTGCTTTGGAGGAGCAGGGAGAGTAGTCACGTTGGTGATGTACTCTGGCTCACAACCAAGACATTTAGCAACCTGTTCTAACTTGCCATTAGGAATAAGATATACGATACCTTCATTTTCTTCTCTGAGCAAGTGTCTTATACGAGCAACACTGCCTGACTTCTTGTCCTGATAAAAGACATGACCTTTGCCAGCACGGATTTGGCATACATCCTCCCTTGAGCAAGTCTCACGCCATTTTGATTTGGTGTAACGTACAATCATCAGTCTTTCATCATCATCTGTCTTCAGATTTATGAACTCTGAACCATCTTCAAAAACCTTCTGGCCGTTGAACTCTATCTCAAACAGAACATCGTCAACCATGTACGAGCCAATCCTACCAACAGTATCAAAGATTTCCATAGCCCTCCATCTTGCACTCCAAAGATTAGTGCAGGCGAGTATGTCCTCTTTGGCCTTTTCTCCAATGCTTTCTATGATACGATTGATCGCACAGATAATATTATGCTTGGTTCTACCAGTGTAAGAAATTGACTCACGAGAAGGAGTGATGTCAATGTCACCAATGTTCATGTGCAAGCGGAGACTGCCAAGCGTTCGGAGCGCCCGCCAGATGTTGTCTGTCTCTTCACTCTGGAACTGCATGTCGTCAATAGGGTATGAAATTTGACCCATAATAACATGGTTGCCAGAGCGTCTTTTAAGAACAGACCAGTTGTCACCACCAATCTTAACCTCTTCAGGCTTGTATTCAAGTTCAGTATTGATCTCTGGGCGAACAGCAAAATGCTGAAAGATAGACTTGGCTTCACTCTCGAATTCCCAAATGTCAGTAGACTCTACGTTCATGCTGATCTGCATACCGTTAGGCTCATCAGTAGGCTCTTCGTGTAGCAATGCAAACTCAGGAGAACCAGCTTCATTCATGTAAGAATTGAAAACGTAGCGAGTGCCGTTGAAGAAAGACTCAACCATGAAGGAGTCAGTATAAGCAAAGGGAGACTTACTGCCAAGACCTAAGCAACCAACAGCATCGTTGGAATCAGTCTTGTTGCTACCGAAGTAAGTAGTATAAAGATTAAAGCAGTCATCGTAACTAAGACCTGTGCCAAAGTCACGCACGACAAATACCGGCTCCAGCTTTGTTGGAAGCTGAACTCGGAACGGGGAATCAGGACAGCCTGCCGAGACATGAGCATCATACGCATTAGTAGATAGCTCACGAATAACTGCTTTGATCTTGTTTGAGTAAAGACCATCTGACAAGATAGAGAACGCTTTTGCGGTAGCCTCGATCTTGTAATTAGTTGACTGGAAGTCAGATGATCGCTGAATTGTGTTTTGATTAGTTTGCAATTTCATAATTTGAAACCCCTATAAACGTGTGATAAATCTGTTACGTGTTTTATTGTAATATACTAATCGTCGTTTGCAAGATTATTCTTGAACAATTTCTGAATTTTCTTTTGGTTTTCTGACAGTGGTTCTGAGCATCTTGTTTCTTTCTTTCTCAAATTCCCTGTCGATCATCCAGCGTTCTCGCTTTTCTTTGTCAGCGAAAAACTTTGCTTTCTTGCGACGAGCTAGTTTTGCTTTGACTCTCTCTTGACGCTTCTTGGCTTTACGTTGTTTTTGTTTATTCTTCATAGTTCCTAGACAACCTCTTCTTGAGTTTGGTTCTTTCTTTGATTAATTTACCCTGCTTTTTCAAAAGCTCTTTAGTGTCTTTAGTAGTTATACTAGACTCGATCTTCACTTCCAGTTCTTGTAGTGAGTCGTTGATTGTTTCCAATCTATTATATATTCTATCTTGGTTCATAATTAAAAGTCTGACGGGAGTTTCCTCCCGCCAGATTCTCACTGATTAAAATACGTCTTCAGTTGTTTCAGCAACGGAGGCGAAGCCTTGTTCCTGTTTTCGTGGCGCACGAACAATCTTGGCGATGTTCTCAGGTACTACTACCATAGAGAATCGTTTGTTGCCATCATTGTCCGTCCACGAACGATCTTGTAATCGACCTCGAACGCTGACCCGATCACCCTTAGAGAGTTCGACATTCTTACAGTAAGATGCCTGATAACCCCAAGCGTTGACATCAATATACAAAGTCTCTTCATAGTCTTTGCTGATTCGCTCGTTGATTGCCATACGGAATACGGCCAAGTCACGACTCTCATTGATAGTCTTATGTTCTGGGTCTTTGGTGAGGTTTCCCTCGAAAGTTACAAAATTATTCATCGTGTTATACTCCTAAAATTAGTATCCTCGTCGCTTCAATGCTTTACGTGCAAGTCGGCGACCGTAAGTTACACCGTGAGTACGAAGAAGACTACGCACTTCTCCACTCGCTTCAGTGTTTACAAAAGTTGACGTAAGTTCTCGACCGCTAGTTTCGCCCACTGCGAACTTCTTAACTGCCTTGATCTTAGTCTTGTTGGACAAAATAGTTGACCAATCAATCATAATAAAACCTCCATTAAAAACAATTTACAAAAGTATTATACAATACTGTTAAACTTTTTTCAACCTCTTTTTGGATTTTGCCCAAATTAATTTATGTGGACGCAGATAATAATTATCCATCATTCGCCACTTCTGAGCTTCACCCATGTAAACAAACTCTACGATAGAAGACTGTAAACCCTTGTGAATTGTATAAGCAAGAATACCATCATGCCTAACAGACTTTACAATTAATTTACCGTATACTCCCATGTATGTTTTTTCTTTAGTTTCAGTGTTAAGCCAATAAGTTCCATGACCCTTCACTGATTTTATTTCATCACCAGCCTGTAGCTGAGTCCAATCTTCCACTAACGATAACTTCTTTTTGAAGAACACATGACCACAGCTTTTACATGTAGATGCTCTAGCATGACACTTACCTGTGCAAGATGGACAATCTTTTTGTGGTGCTTTTCTTTTTGCCATTGTATGGTCAGTCCTTAAAATATGTTATATCACTTCTATAGTTGGCGTAATCATCTCTCTGCTGACGCATGTACATTAATTCATAACATTCAGCACAACGGTATAGATTACCTTTGTTTGTTTTAACTACATACCAGTCTGAAGTCTCTTCGCCACATACATGACATTCATTCTTCTCTTTTGCCATTCTTTCTCCTCCTATATACTTTCTGTTCCTCTCTGTACAGCAGGTAAAATGCAAACCCTGCAACAGCTAATTCAATTCCCCAAGCTAATAGTCCTGCGTATAATGCCTGCATCTAAACGGCCTCCACATAAATAGGTGTATGTTTTCCAACATATGCACCAAAAGTATTGTACTCAAGCCATTCCACAGCCTCGTCGTGATCGACACTCAAGTCTTTTGCCGCTATCTCAATCATTTTTGGAATAGAGTAAGCAACCCTTCCTGAATCGAAGCCACCACAAACCCCAATAATAGCATCATCATAACCATCGGCAAACAAAAGATCATAGCCGTAATATTCACACAACTTTTCACGAATGTCCATGTCCCTTGAATCCTTCTTTCCATGTTCTCTTATCTTTATCCCACCACGTTCGGTACTTGTTGACTATTTGTTTAGTCTTCTCATTAATCATTTTAATATGTTCTCTGAATTTTGCAAGCTCTTCTTCGTCAGTTTCTGGTTTTTTGAATCTTTTTTTCTTAGCCATTGGGTCTATCTATTATAATATTTAAGTGTGTCTTTGTAATTGGCTCCCATTGCTCTCTGCCATGTAACATATCGGTTCTTTCAGAGTTGCACTTTAACCAAAAATTTAAGTTTTTAATATTGAAACCTTTTTCAGTATATCTATTAAGTCTGTTTATACATGTAGTATGTCGGCCATTGCTCAAGTTATAATGATTACCAGTGTAAACTAAGTCTTTGTTTTCATTGTCATCAAAGAATGAATCGCAATAATAAAATTTAAGGTTTGAATCTATCGCACATGAGTTCACGGTGAAATCAAAATACTTTATACATACCTCTGGAGAAAGGTCATCAAAGTTTGGATAGTGCCAGAACTCCCAAGTATCCATTCTATGCGAGAGAAAAGCCTCAAGCATATTATATTTCTTTATACCATCGAATCCATAATTTTCAACACAAAAATTTATAGCCTTTTGACTATCTTCTTTTGATCTAAAGAAAAGGTCTACATCTCTATAGTCTCTGTTAAATATATAATCGGCAACACAACCACCAGCAATCCAAAAATAAATTCCAGAATCTTTAAGTAAGTCGAAATAATTTTCTTTGAAATGCCGTCGGCAATTTTCTATCTGGAAGTTATACATTTCTCACTTTGCTTTTTTGTATCAGTGTGCTGGATGATTGAGTTTTTTCTCCACCAACATTGTATAGCATCGTGATGCCAAGCTCTTCTTCTAGTAGGTCTTCAGGAACACCACCTGACTTCCTGTCGCCTCCGTTAGCAAATGCCATACCCAAGAAGAAAGGATCGTCTTGTAAGCTATAGAACTCTTTTCGTATGCTCTGACATACGGTAGCATCTTCATCTATAGATATAACAGCCTTATCCACACACCGTAAAGACTTTACAATCCGAAGTCTTTCATTCTCGTCCATGAATGGATCACTACCCTTTAGTGAAACTTGATGGTCATTGTTTACTATAACTATTAAATAGTCGCCTCTCTCCTTTGCGGACTCTAAATAGTCAATATGACCAGAGTGGATAGGATTAAAATAACCACTAACTACAACTACTCTACCACTCATTTTTTTAATTCCTTAATTTGTTTTCTTAGTTTAGTAATAGTTTCTTCAAGTTCTCTCTGTTTCTTTAGTTGTCTTTCATATCTGAATTCCCATTTTTGTTCCATTCTTGAGAGTTCAGCATCAAACTGATTTTTATACAAGTCTTCACACATTTATTTTCTCCTGTTCCATTTTTCTCTAGCTTCTGCCCAGTTTTCACCAGAGCCACCAGCACCACCACAATCTTCACATTCATACCAATAAAGGTCGATGGTCTGCATAGCTTCTGCCTGCGGTTCACCACCACAGAAAGGGCAAGGCAAAAGTGTGTCTTGTGTGAATTCTACTACATCTATATTGTGTTCGCCACACTTGATACACCAAATTGGCTTATTATCTACATCGACAATTCTGCCACAGCACTTTAGTAAATATTTCATTTTACTGGTTCTAATTCAATCTCTCTTATTTTGTCTATCACTGCCAGAATATCTCTGGTCTGTGTCCAGTCTGCCACATGATATTTCTCATATGCGGCTTCAGCTATAGTGTAATCATTGCCTCCAAGATAACAGTTGTCACCGAAGAATATATTCTTACCCTCAAGGCATCCGAGAATCTGTGACTTGTCTTTACCTTTGGGATAAATATCTATACTAATCTCTCCACCAATTACCGCATCGACCTCTTCAAAGTTCGATCTAATTATATCTGCAATGGTTTCACGTTCTAAGTTTTCTTTGTCCCATTCATAATATTCGGCTCGTTGATTATGGGTACAGTCTCTTCCTATAGTAGATATATTAACCATACCAACACGCTTCTCAATATTATTATCTGCTGTTCCATACCAACTGCTTTGTTCTATCAGGCCATTGACAACCTTCTCTAGTTGGTCACACATTTCCCAGTCTGACTCGAAGATAAGTTCGCCTTTGCAAAATAATTGATTGCCAGAGTTCTGGTAAGAGCCATCGACTAGCATCCATAAGTCTTCACCAACCTGTTCGATTGTCTTATCTTTATCAGAACCAGTGATGAAGTATACTTTATTACCAGAAGATTGTTGAGTGTTTATCCAAAACTTAAAATACTTTTTGAAGTCTTCAACTATCGGCTTTCGTGATGGAGTCAGGGTTCCATCTACATCGAATAAATAATTTATCATATGTGGTTCCTTATAAAATTGCGAGATGAAGTATTGAATCTAGATCGAATCTAAATAACTAGGTGAATCTCGCTAGTGACCTGTACGGGAATCAAACCCGTGTTGCCAGCGTGAAAAGCTGGAGTCCTAACCCCTAGACGAACAGGCCGTAGAGGATGACCGAAACTTTGCACAATTTCAATCGTCTTAGTAATTAAACTCGTCCGTAGTCATCCTCAATTCTTATAATATCGTCTTCTTGACACACACCTGTTTGAATTTCAAGTATAACTAATTCGTTAAGACCTGAAGCTCGAACTCGGTGTGTCTGGTATTTCTTAATATCAAAAGAATCACCAGCGGAAATATCAATTCTTTGTCCGTTTAATTCTAAAGTCCCGAAGCCTTCTACTACAAACCAGTGTTCATCTCTCTTGGTATGTAGCTGTAGACTTAATCGCTTACCAGAATTAACAACTATCTTTTTTACTTTGATATATTCCTCATCAAGAAGAACTTTGAACGAACCCCAATCTCTATTCTCAAATGACTTATCGCCTGAGAACGGATGTAGATTATAAAAGACTCTATCTTCTTTGTCTACCTCTTCCATTATGGGATTATGTTTTCCACATTTTGGACACTGTTGTAGTTTACCATAATTTTTAGCCGCTGGAGCTATAGTATTACAGCAGTTAAATTTATATTGCATATCTGACTCCTTTATTAACTAAAAACATTGTATCACAAGATGGGCTAATTTGCAAGAATTATTCTGGAACTTTTCTATTAAGTTCAAATCTATTTGGATCAGCAAGGCCAGAGTCAACCATACTCATGGTTGTGACATACTTGCCTTTGTCATCTTCACAGACAACTGTCCCATCTCCTCTATCTTCTACAATCATCTCGGCGTGTGAGCCAAACCAACTTTTTGTAGTAATAGTATTTCCTGTAACATGTCTTGATCCTCTTCTAGCCATTTTATATTCTCCTTTTCAATCTTCCTTATTTCTCTGTTATATCTTCTGATGTCTCGTCTAGTAAATCTATCTAACTTAAATAAAGGTAACATAGTAAGTGTAAGTATTACCCAAGCCATAGTCTACTCCCTGTAAAATCTTCCTGAGTTATACTGAAACTCAAGTCGTGGTTTTTTGAAGTAGTATGTTTTCTTCTTTGGTTTGTAGAAGTCTGCCCTGAGTGGAGCAGTAATAATTTCTCCAAGACCAAATGCTGTAGTCTCGATTCCTTCGATGACTTTACCACCAGTTTCAATCACAAAACTGCCAGCACTCTTGACATATTCATCCAGCGGGATGAGCCTGAATTGCTCTGCGGCATTTACATTTGATGCCGGAATGAATAATAAAACTAAAATTGGTAAAAACTTTTTCATTATAAACCTCCATGTCTAAACTAAAAAGTATACTAGAGTGGTTAATAAACCAATCCCAAATAAAAATAATCCTAAGTAAATCAGAGCCACAGTAGATTTTGCCTGCGCTCTTTCTAACATCTTCTGCTGAATATCGTTAGGTGTTTTGAATCTGCCCGACGAAAATGATTCTTCTCTATCTTCTTCCCAATTCATTCTTGTTCTAAACCTTTGACCTCAAAACCAAACTCTTCGTATGTTTTCCAAGCTGACTCTACAATTTCTTCTTCGGGTGGAGCAAATCCAATTGGGTTACTCTTTTTGATAACATCTAAAGAAATGCCATCATCATCCATCTTGACAGAAACTGTAATCTTCCCAATATCTACACTCAAATATCTATCTTCCATATTTAATTCTTCCTTATCCAAAGTTGGTAGTCTTTATGAATTATCGTAAGATCATCATAGAACAGCCCAACAAAATAATCTATTGCGATCTTCGTCAAGCCTTTGTTTGCTAATGAGCCTTCCGAATCTGGATACCTGATGCAAAGTAGATAGTCATCTAGTGCCATGATACCTCCAGACTTGAGAACCCTGAATGAGAGTAGCATGTCCTGTAACACTGCTCTCTCATCGTGGTTCCCATCAACATAGATGAAGTCAAAGTAATCTCTGGGAAACTTGCCTACATAATCTATTGAGTCACCCTTGATAATCTCAACTTTATCTTTGTGTCCGCTGAGTTTAATATTATTTACAAATGTAGAGAAGGCATCGCCAGTCCATTTAGCCCAAGCATCAATGCACCAAAGCCTTGAGTCTTGATGCGTCAGGACATTATCAAGCATCCATATTGCTGACATACCTTCGTAAGAACCTATTTCAAGAAACTTACATGGTTTGTCTTTATAGCAAGAAAGAAACTTGTCAAACTCTCTCACTACTGGCTCGCCGTTATCTTCAGAGAACCAGTCATTTGTAAAAGTATAATTAGTCAATTCTGCTTTCCTCTTCATATAATTCATTAAGTCTTGTTTCTAATTTTTCTTGAATCATAATAATTTCTGACTCAAGTTCAAGACCTGAATACATTAGTTCCTCAAGGTCATACCTATCATAATTGCTCATAAGTAATGACATTGCACGATTAATAATTTCAATTTGATAATCTTTTAGTTCCAT